CGTGTCTAGTTTATTGCCTTCCTGCTCACTAGTTAGTCGTTGAACCTGCTTGGTACTTTCTGGAATTCCCAAGATTTTTTCTTGAATTTTGGTTGTGCTGCGTTCCAGCTTTTGGATTGAAGGCTTTTGTGTGTGCGGGGTTCAATGTCGTTCATGTTGGTAGTGTAGTCTGAGGTTAAGAGATTGTCAAGCGTTATTTATTCAGCGTATAAAATGTGTAAAGTTCAGCCAATTGTTTCTTTACTTCGGCCCTTTTTTGCAAAAGAGAGTTGAGTTGTTCTCCTTCGTTGTATGCATCAAGCAGAATATCTTCGTCATCCTCAATGAGAGCAAGTAAATACGAATAAGTGTCTGGAGTCATAACACGACAACCCTAATAATCTTTTGCCACGTTGGCAACTCTTTTTTCAGAAATTCATGGTATTTTTGTTTCGCCGCCTTCTTAGATTGGCAGTCAAGGACTAAATCGGTCAATGTTTTGGTAACTCCATGGCCGCAGTGGATGGTGGCGGATATTAGGTGCATAATTATCGGATGTTTGCGCTCCACATTTTTTTCATTATTTCATTAAGAGAGTCTGCGGAAATAATTATTCCTTGAGTCCAGTCGATTGATTCGCCAAACCAAGCTTGAGACTCTTTGCTGTAGCGAATCTGAGTGTCGTTTCTTGAAGCGATGGCTTTCGCGAGTTCAAGAGTTTCGCTTTTTGCCTGACTTTCTTTTCGAGAGCGTGTTGAGTTGCTGAACATGGGTTATATTATCATATTTTTTCTTCGGCGTCAAGTGCAAAAGTTTATAGCCACGTCGTTTTAGAGTTGACCATGAGCACCTATAGAATCTAGCAATCTCCATCTTTGCTATAGTCGCATCACAAGAGATAAAGCACGAATACAGTCCTCCGTCTGGGGATTGCGGGATATATGCCTTAATCATTTTCCAAGATGGAAATTTTAGCTTTGATTAGCTTTTTGCGCGCCCCAATACAAAATGGCCCAAGACTATTTTTTAGGTGCCGCAAATAAAAAGATACGGCTTCTTTTGTTAGTTGGTCTTTATTCACGATACCAATATGTTTCGCCGTCAAAATCTACACAAGAATAGTCCATTTGTAACTCGCTAGCTGCTTTCTCCCAATCAATGCAGGTAGCGGGCCAGCGCTCATCTCCACTAATCGCACCGATGTCTTCAGCAAACTCTCGGGCGTATGTTTCAAAATACGAATCGGCGATTAGTTGCAACCCGTGATTCCACTCCCTAGAATTGATTTCATTCTCAAGATTAACAATGGCGTCATACTCCATACCATCTGAACTATAGAGCCAGTCTTCTTTGAAGTTTTCTTCTGTTAGTTCTGAAGCTTCAACGCCAAAAGCTTCGGCGAGTTTGTGAATGTCTTCGTCTGTCAAGTCTGACTTCCAGTTTTCATATTCGGCCAAAAGTTCTTGTTTACGCTCTTCAAGCTGGCGACTATCTAGGATGTTTTTGCTCATGGGATTAATATAGATTGATTTTTCTGCGGCGCAACTAAATTCCTGACATTTCCATTCTAATTAAATCTTGTTCGGCGCTATCAGGAATGTTAAATTTTGCCGTTGACAGATAAATCATTAGATTATTAAAGTCTCTGCGTCTCTGGGCGCACTCTTCAAGTAAGAATTCAAGAGCTTCGGCGGCATCTTTTGTTTCTTCTGGTTGAGAACTTGTCTCTTGGTCAAATTGACCATAGGAGACGGCGCGGTATTGTTTACAGGTTTTGGTGATTAGTTTGATTTCTCGGGCAGTCATGAGGTAGTATAAGTTGATAACTATAACCGTCAAGAATTAATTGAAACTTTCCCAGCTAATAACTGACGTTGACGCCCAAACCCTGTTGTTTTCAATGTTGTCGCTGGAATAAACAAGGGTAAAATCGCTCATTGTAGCGCCATACTCAAGCAAAGGAGCCATCCAGCGAACAATGTCACCCTTTAACATCTGCATTCCTTCATCAAACGAGTCGCAGACTACCGCATGAATGTTCCCAATCAAGGAGATTGCATTGTCGTGAAACTTTGTTCTCATACAGCCCATGTGTTTGTATTCGTTATATTTAAACTCTAGGCGAACGGGGATGATTAGTTGCATATTGGAAAGTAGATACAAGATTTCTTGGATTTGGGGTATTTTATGTTTTAGCCCTAATGTCCTAACTTTAGTCGGCGGATTTCGTTTTGCAAGTAATATTTTTCGCAAAATATCATTGAGGCAACTCTCTGGGAAGACAGTAACTTCAATTTCATTAAAGACTAAATGAACTACCTCGTCGTAATTTATTGATTCTTCAATGGCTCGTTTTGCCGCCTCTGCAAACATTATTCCTTTTGGTGGTTCGTAGGTCATTTGTAAGTTTCTAAGATTTCTTCAACAACGGTTCCAACTGTCCATCCTTCTTTAGCCTCTGAAAGAGGTTTCATATTTTCTTTCAAAGCCTCAATGTAGATTTGACAAATATCATATCTTTGGACTTTGGCAATAAATAAAAGAATTTTTTCTGTGTCGCTCATATTAATTTCTCCACTTTAGCATTTCAACCAATCTTGTCAACCTACTTTTTTGTTTCGGCGCTTCTGGTTTCTGTAAATGAGGTGGCAAGTCAGGCATTTTGAGGCGCGCAAATAATTTTTGGTTGACTTTAGCCATGCTGATATGTCCAATTGTCTGAATAGGCCGAAACATGTAGTTCATGGCATTATCCATTTGTTTCGCCCGAACAAAAGTGTTGTCGAGGTTTGTTTCTGTGACTTTGGGGATTAGGATTTTGCGGTTATGTTTTCGCTTCATGTTATTTGTGGAATTCATCAATTTTGTTTTCTTCGGCGATTTTGCTTTTGTCTAGGCGGAAGAAATTCTTGTTGTCGATGTCGAGGCTAATTTCGTGTGTTTGCCCGTATTTTTTCCACTTGCAATAAAAGAATGGGCCGCTCCTTTGCAAGAAGTAAAAGGCGTAGCCAGCATAACAATGCGTTCCATCGAAAGTGAATGTGTCGCCGTGTTTGAGGCGTTTGATTGAGGTTTTTCTGTTCATCTTGTATGGTAGCTAATTTTTTGTTCGCCGCAAGTTAAAAATAATATTTGCACCTTTCGCCCACATACCAGTCTCTCCAATCTTTGTTTCTTGAACCAGTCTGGAGGGCGTATTTTGGATAGTCTGCTCCCGTTTCCCAAAACTCCGCCTTGCCGAACCAAGAAATTATCGTAAATCCTTGAACGCAAGAAGACTTGCTAACCTTGCCTAATTCAATATCCCGAGTTTCGGCTTTTGGGAAGGTTTTCTTGAGTTCGGCGATCATCTTTTCATAATAGGGGATCGTTTGTGGGCAATATCCCACTAATATATGAACGTTAACATCTTGCGGACCAAGGTAGCCACGAACAGAGTCCTCTAACAACTTTTCTGACTGTCTCCTAAAACCCTCCGCCTCACTTACAATAGTACACCATTCTGGACTCATAGGAATGTCCTTGCCATCTCGGCGGGCATCGCTGTAAAGTTTTTCCACTCGCTTAATAAGAATGTCGCTTTCTTTTTTTGCGGCGCGAAAAGTTGGGGTTAGTTCTTTCCCATCTTCTAACATAGAAGTTGCTCTGGTGACGAGCATATCAAGGCGGCGGTAGATGTATTTGCGGTAGTTCATGGGGGAATTTAACAGATAAATATTATCGGCGCGTCAAATTAATTTGTGAATTTTTCTAATTCCACCCAAGCTTGTTTCCCTTTTTGAGTGATTATGCGCTTGCCATCAATCTTTATGAAGTGCTTGTAAAGGAGGAACGGCTCTAGGTCGTTCATAATGGCCGTTCGTGAGATGCCAGTCGCCCCGCGAAGGTCATTCAATGAGCAGTGCCCATTTTGAGCTAGGACACGCAAAATTTGAATCTCCCCTGCGTTTAGGCCAAACGGCTTAACGTCGTTCATCTCGCAGTATTTTTGCCAGTCTAAGGCGGTAAAATGGGTGGTTCTGCTAATCAGGCAATATTTTTTAATGCCGTTTGAAGCTTTAATAGCGTCTCGCGGGTTTCCCCTCAGAGAATCACAGATTACTTCTATGGTGCCATCTGCGAAGGTGATTTCTTTACAGCTTCTTACTAGGATTTCGCCAAGTTCGAGGGGTTTATAACTAGAAAGCGAGACGATTTCCATTCTGTCGCGAAGGGGCGGGAAAATTCGGTCGGGTTCACTACTCAAAAAAACGAAAATATGATCCCTCGTATTAATCCTCATGTCTCCAAAATCTGTAGGAATAATTCTCTCTATTTGGTCATCTACTTCAATTGTAGTTAAGAGAAGCTGTTGAATAATATCTGGAAGACAGTGCGACTCATCCATTAAAATCACAACCTTCTGACCTTCAATCTTAGATTGGTAGATTTGTTCATAGAAAGAGCTTACATTTTTAATCGTAGCGCAATTAATCAAGTGGGCTTTATAGGACTTATCTATGGCGTAAATCTCTTTTGCTAGCTCTTTTGCAAATTTTGTTTTCCCAGAACCCTTTGCTGAAGTAAAAAGATAATGCGGCATTACTCCACCGAGTTTAAACGCGCTTAAAGAGAAATTGAGTTTATTTTTTACTGACTGTTGGCCGATAATGTCGTTGAGCATATTTTTTCCTTTTTATTTATGTGTAATTGAATGGAGAGGGTAAAAATATATGACTAAATGTATAAAATGCAAGCAAGAAAAGGAGGAAACTGAATTTGTCAGTAATCGAGGTAACGTCAGAGAGAGATGTAAGTCATGCTGCAAAGAGGAGTACGATAAACGCAACTCAAAAATGAAAGGAGATTACAAAGCCAAGTATATGCAAAAATGGAAAGATAATAATCCAGAGTATATGAGGAGTTATAGAAAGACTAATCACAAAAGTAGAGCCGCCTACAATAAAAAATGGAAAATAGCAAATAGAGAGAAATACTTGGACCGAAGAAAAAAATACAGAGAGAAGATAAAAATAGAGCGTCCAGAAAGGCATTTTTTAAACAGAATTCAAAATATGCTAAATGGCGCAACACGTCGTACCAAATCCCAAGGCGCTTTAAATGCTTTTGGGGTATCCTCTATTGAGGAATTTATTTCTAAAATGTCAAATAAAACCGAAAATCAAAATTGGATTCAGGATTATTATCAATTAGACCACATATGGCAGTTAAATTGGTTTGATCATAAACTAAAAGACTCGGAGTTTGACTTCTCCCAATATTCTTCGTTACTTAACCATCATTCAAATTTAAGACCATTACGGGCCGAAGAGAACGGATTGCGCTCGCCGTTAGATTTTTCTCCGTTAAATTTTAGCGACCTTAATAAATACGAAAGTATTTTGAATGATTTCATCGCAAGCGGAATAAAGTTCTACTTTGAAAACCCAGAGCTGTTTTCTGGCGACACTATCAACAAGGGAGATGATGAGGAGAGCGTCATCATAGAGTACCTCAAAGGTTTAGGTTATAAAATAGACTATTATACTGGTTTACGATTCAGTCCAGAAAATAAGAGCGCCCCCACGAATAGATAGAAGGGTAATGACGCGCCCATTTTGAAAGCGTCAAGATGAAAAGAGAGTTTTTGTTTGGCTTTTGACTGCCCAACCGTTGAAAGAAAGCAGTTATGCATTGTGGGGTTATTCATCTATTAAAGTAGATTATTGTATCCGAATTGTCAACAACTAATTTCAACCCTGCAAACTCTTGTCTTGGCAACAACTCATAATACTTAACCATCGTGAGCTTGATCTGTGAACACATAACGACGATTCGCGCCTTTACAATATCTTCGCCCGAAAACTTATCGTCACAGTTCCATTTTGTATTTCCAAAATTTGGTGCGCCGCGAAACATTCTTGCATTATGAGGGAGCGTGTCGTTTTCGTAAGCCTCAATCAAATTTTCTTTGTTCGGCAAAACTTCAAGAATTTTCTTCCAAAGATTTCGGACCATCCAGTAGGTGCCAACAACGTCGAATTCGTCCATGCCTCCCCACTCTTTGTAGATTTCTGCAAGCTGGGGCCAATAGTTTTCGTGGTTGCGGCCTTGATAATGGCCCTTGCACCAGTAGATTAGATTGCTTTCGGATTGGGTAAGTTTGAGCATATTATTTTGAATCGTCAAATTCTTCCACATTAAATACTGCCATGTCTCCAACCCATCGTTTTTCTTCGTAGTCCCAATAATAACAGTGAGACAGTGCTGCCACTAATTGGTTTCTGGTTTCGGCTGACATGGCTAATTTGGTGCCGCCAAATAGGGTGATTATTAATTGTGGGTTCATGTGTTTGTGAACTTATCTCTAATCGCGAACATTGTCAAACGAAAAACCCCGCCACATTCTCTCGCTTGGGATCAAGCGGATAAATAGGGTGAGAAATCCTATTCTGTGACGGGGAATAAACGCTTCTCTTTCGAGTTCTATCGGGCGAGGAACAAGCGTTTAATTTTCAGCCCAAATATTTTGCGCCGCCAGATTCTCAATCGTAAATCCTAATTCTTGAAAAGAACAGGCAATTGTCTAGCCGAGAGTCGAATCAATCAACCAATTTCTTGTTTGTAGATTGCCTATCGCGAATAGGCACGGGCGCGAAGGTTTAATCAGCGAGATGGCGAACCCAAGCTTGATGGAAGGTTGAATAGTTATTGTAGGTGGTCAAGCCTCCGTCTTTCAAGACTCGGTGAATGATCTTAAGTTTGTGGCCGCGTTGGCGCATCTTGCTGACAAGATTAACGTCATCCTTGAAGCCGATTTTTGGGCGGCCTCCATTTTTATGTCTGGAATCGGCTGATTCAAGAGCTTTTGCGGCGGCGATTAGTTGGTCTAGTGTGGTCATTTGGTGTTTTGGGTTTGGGTTAAGAGTCAAGGTTGATTTCTTCAGTGATAATGGTGGAATTTTGTTCGGGCGCTTCTGGTTGTTCGTTGGGCGCTTCTGTCTTATTAGCAAATAACTGTTTAATCAATGCTTGCTCAAGCCACTTTCGTCGGACGGGGATAGGATTGCCGTCGTTGAGTTTAATGATTTCGTCCAGAGAGAGCATTACAAAAGATGTACTGCCTTGCTTGGGACCGCGTTTGGTTGGTGTGTTTGGTGGTGTTTCCATGTGTTAATTTATTCTATTTTTGCCGCTTGTCAAATTAAACTTAATCTTTTTGAAGCATTCCGTCAATAAATCCCACAATCATCATTCCAATGGGCAACCAATATCTCCATTCCCAAGGAGAAACATCGCGCTGGAAAAATTCATCCGCGTTGACGGAATAGGCGAGAACGACAAGCATAGCTATAAGTTTCATTTTACCAATTTTCGCTTGAGTTGATTGTTTTAGGATTTTGTGCGGCAAAAACTAATTTATAGTCGCCCCAATTATTCCATTGGTTTTTCCTCTCGGGAGGGCAAGAACCCTGTTCTGTAAATGGGATCATTTTGTCGCCATCAAAAACATAGTTTATCTTCCAGAATGAACGACTGCCGTCATCGAAATTCATGAACCCGCCTTGTTGGTTTTGTTTTCTGTAATAATCTGCTTGTTTTTGGGAATGATAGAAGTAGGTCATATTATTTACTATCAAGGATGTTGGCCATTTCGATCATTTTTTCGGCGATTTTTCGGGCAATTTCTGGAGTCATGATCATCCTTACTGGTTTGAACTTTGGATCATTCTCTTCAATGTAAGAGATTTCTACTAAGCCAAGTGCGTCTGCATCTTCTTGGACAGCATAGTGGAACGAGGAGTTTTCGCTAATTCTAAAGATTGTGTCAAGGTAAACCATATTAATTCTTCAAGTTAAACTCCATCCTCTCCAAAATTAAGTGAACAATCCTAATCGCCGCGAATTTAATTTCGCGCCAAAAGCTTAACGGCTTATTGTATCTCTGTTTTATCTCGAAAACTTGAGCACCGTTAATATTTCCCCAATGTAGAGACTGACTGAAACCGTATTCGTTGGTCATCGTAGGCCACATTGTTTTATCTGAATAGCTGGGCCAGTAATACCGAAATTGAAACTTATTAGCTTCCACATCAACGCTCTCAATAAAAAACTGAACAGCGCCCTTGTCGATATGCGTTTCGCTTGTTAAGTTGGTCAATAATACAGAACAACCTTCGTGAATTTTAGATAGTGGGGTCATATTATTTACTGTGGAAATAGCTTGTTTAGTAGCTCTGTTTTAGTGTCTGTGAAGTGATTTTCATTCCATTCTGAGAAGTCTTTGTCTGTCGGGGCTTTATAAAAGCAGCAAGTAATATGTGGTTCACGATTTTCACTTTCGATAGTGATTCTAATCTTTTTGACTTCTACCTCCGTTGGTTTTGAAGATACATCGGTGCCGAGCATAGTCCAGACTTTTTGGCCGACTTTGAATTTTGGGGTGACTGTCATGTTAATTTGCTGAGTGGATGCTGTTATCTGTTGTTGCTGGAATATACAGCAATTCTTTTTGCGGCGCAAGTTTTTTGTTCATTTTTTCGGCGATAAATTCTTGAGCGTATTTCGCCCCTATAATCGTTAGAAAGACAGGGGAAGCCACCAAACAAATCAACCAAATAATAAAGAACGCCAGAAGCCCGAAAAATAATTTCGCGGCGAAGAAAATTAGGTTTTTGAATTTAGTCATGAGCGAGTTCTCCGTTTTTGTCAAGGAAGTAATTGACCATTTTTCCGTCGAACGGAAGACTCACGGAGCCGTAGGTTTTGACTAATTTAAGGATGTCATTCATTGTTTTTTAGAACCTTGTTGAGTTTTTCTTTCGCCGCAAGTAAATTTTTAATCGAATTATTTTGAAGAAACTCTGATGCTGGCAATACCATGTTTTCGATTGCCTCAACCAAGTCTTCTGCAAATAACAAGGCCGTTTTTACTTTAGTGAGTTTTTGGGCGACCTCTAATGGTTGTCTGATCCTTAATTCTCGGAATTGGTCAAGTAGGGTTGGCGGGTTCATAATTATAATCTAACATAATCTTCGCCCTCAATCAAGTCAAAAAAATCATGAATTTTGTCCTCTGGGAAGATTTCTCCCTCTTCGGCGGAATAGTCGAACCATTTATTTTCAGCGAAACTAAAAATTCGGACAAAACAGGGCTGAAGGATTTTAATCATTTTTTAGGTCGCAAAGTGGAATATAATCGCTAGCGATTTCCTCACCATCGAGAGAAATATGCACCTCTAAGACTTGCCCAGAATAACACCCTGGATGAAAGGTTGCGACTAGGCGGATTTCTAACTTATCTTTCAGATATTGTTTGATTTCTTCGTTCATCTTAATGTCTCCAATTTCCACTGTTTAAACGCTTTGTCAAGAAGATTTGCGGCGTCAAGAAGTTCATCGTTTAATTTTTTATCTGCGGCGCAAGAAAAATCCACAATGATGAGCTTAAAGATTTCTTGTTTTAAGGATTCTGGGATGTCAGTCATATTATCGGGAGAAGGCTAAGAATGGCAGAAGCATAAATGCTAATGCTCCAATCAGGAGAATGAGTAGGATGATTCGGTTCATTTGTCTTTTAGTAAGGTTTTGAGCCAGTCGATAACTTCTTCGCGGGTTCTTTTGTCGGAATCGTTTTGTTCTATTAGTAAATGCTCTAGTTCTGATCTTGTGGCTTGTCCTGGATAGGGCAGATACATATTGTCTATCTTGCTGATAACTTCCCTAATGACTTTTTTTTGGAGAGGGTTCATTTATTTTTTGTATTTAATTGCTTCCGCCACAAGGTAAAGGCCGTACATAATAGCTTGTCCGATAAAAACAAGCGCATACGCAATGCAATATTGGCCGTCGCCGAGTATTTTTGGTTCAAATGGTTCTCTCATATTGGTAATATAATTGCGGCGCGAGATTTGTCAAGGTTTTTGTTGTAATCTGACAGATTTTCTTCGCCGCGAATGTAAAATGAGAGATGAAAGCGTCTTCTCTTGCCGTATGACTTAGCGCGCGAAAATGTGTAAATTCATGTATATGTTTAAACCTATTTATGATTGTATCACGAACGGCATCATTACTTCGGCCAATAAAGATGCCGCTTCTATATTTAGTGTTGATCCATCAACATTATCTCACTTGAGAAGGGGCACCATATTAACCTTGAAGGACCGCTTTTGTTTATTGGATAATAAGGAAAGTTTAACCTTTGTTTTAATAGATTACTTTAGCAGAGAGGAGTTTGTTTGTGTCACAAATACAACAATTTTTTTACATCTGGGCGTTAAATACAGTGATAATGAAGCTAAATATATCTATGAGTTGAGAAAAGAAAGGCAAAAAACAGCGTCTCTTAATGGAAGGGTTCTTTGTTTGAAAGAAAACTTCCATAAAATTAATATGGAGAATTTAACCAAAACAAAATCAGGTTCTCTGTTTAACGATGTCGCGGAACATAAAAAGTCTGTTTTGAAACAGCGGAAGGTATATAATACCCTTCTTAATAGAATTTATTACGCAATCCGCGCTCAATCCGCCATTAAATCAATGAGGACAATGCAATTAGTTGGATGCGACATACCTAATTTTATTTCTCATATTGAAAGTCAATTTCAAAAGGGCATGACGTGGGATAATCATGGTCTTGGAAAAGAGTGTTGGCATATTGATCATATTATTCCATGTAATAACTTTAATCTACTTCGAGAGGAAGACCAAAAACGATGTTTTAATTACCAAAATTTAAGACCCCTTTGGTCAACAGAAAACGTTTCTAGGCCAAAGGACGGGCGCGATATGTTCGGTTATGGATTAAATATATGAAAATAACTTCCAAGGCAAAAAAACTGCTCAAGACATTTCCAGACGAGATTCAGAAATATTTTTTTCTATCCGATAAGAAGTTACTAAAGCTTGGTTATAAAATCATTCTTACTCACGGCGCTTCCGTTAATTTAGGAGGCGGCAGATGTTCTGGATATTACGACGAGCAAAACAAGGTATTGAAAGTTGCACTAGGCAAGGGATGGGAGCATAGTTTTTGTGTTTTTCTGCATGAGATGCAGCACCACGCACAAAGAATGGACCCAAAAAGCATTTGGCACACTAAAATCTCAGATAACCACACAAAATTCTTCCAATGGTTGGCGGGCAAAAACTTTCGCAATCCAAGGGTTTTGGCAATGAGCGCCTTAGTTTTAGAGAGAGACTGCGAGAGACGGGCTTTAGCCGAAATACGCAAGAAATACTCTCACTTGATTGATCCAGAAGTTTATGCCATCAAGGCGAATGCTCATCTTGCGGGATATTTCTGGGTCTATCAAAATAGGCGCTGGTTTAAGAAGTCCCCTTATGATAGACGTTTAATGGCTCATTGTCCAGCTAAATTGTTCAGAACTTTCGATGACATATCTGATAATTTAATCGCGGCGATGGATCGGTATCTCTAGTCGTCATAATCCACATACCCAACCCACAAAATTTCATTAATCGCGTCCCAAAAGTTTTTACTGACGGCAAATCCAGTCATTCCACCCTCGCACCATCCTTCGGTTTTCCATTGGGCGATAAAACCCCGTTCTTCTCCGTTGATTTTGTTTGGGTCGATCTTTTGGCTATTCATTAGCGTATATTGAATATACGGCATCAAGCGAAGCTCTCTCAAGGAGATTTCCCTGTTTAGATGTTTCTTTGCGATTTCTTGGATTTCTGGTGTTAGTTGGCCTCTCATGAGTTAATTATACATTATTCTGGAGACGCGTCAACACAAAAAACCCGCACACTTCAAAAAATGAAATGCACGGGGTTAATTAGTTTTGTTATTAATTACTTCTTGGGTTTATTCAAGGCAATTTTGGCGACCCAATCAAGAACTTTTGCCACAAAGGCGTCATCATTTGGGCTTTTCGTAAACTTGGTAATTACGCTTGCCACGGTTACAAGGCTAGTTACGCCCAAAAGGATAGAGTCCCAGTTTTCAATTACAAAGTTATATGCGTCAGTCATGGTGGTGAGTTGTTGTCAGAAGTATTTACACATAATCTTTTTCTCTTTTCCATATGAATCCAAGGGCGGTTTTAGCCAATCCCCTTAAGCATAAACCAATATGGGGTCGTTTTTTAGCGTCTCCATATAATTCTATCGCCGCTTGAGTGGAGGACTCCCAGCGCCTTATAATTGCCTGTGTTCTTGGGCATATCTGAAGAATCGGAATACAAATTGTTGGCCTTTTCTGACCCTTTGTTTTGGCAACTCTTTTTGCTATGGTATCTGGAGAAATCTTTTTCCCTCTGGTGGATGATCCCATTTTCCACCTCGCTTCTTCCGAAAGCTTGTCTTTAGTTCGCGCTTCTGACATTTTTCTGCTCGTTTCTGCGGAAATCTTTCTACTAGCATTTGCTTTCCGAATCGCCTCTTTAACGTGGGCGGGCATAGGTATCCCTACTGTAGATGAGCCAGATGGGCAAATATTATAACCCTTACTTTTGTTGGTGGCGTCATAAAACCCAATCCAAAAAGTTTCCCGTTCAACGATATAATCTTCAATAAAAGAGGTTCTGTTAGGGAATATTTCAATTATGGAAAACTCAAAATTCTCAATCCCATATTTTCTTTTTGCATTTGCAAATGCGCCAGTCCCCTTTTTTAGCGGGGCATGTCCATTTTTTCTCAATCTTAAATTAACAGCCTTTCCAATATAAATCTTTCCATTAATTTTATTGGTCCACTTATACACGCCAGGAAGATCGGGAATCTTCACGCCCCCAGCCTCCTAATCGCTTCTTGAAGAAGGTTGACGATTTCAGAGTTGGAAGATTTCTCTTCTGGGATAACGACTTTGCCGCTCGGCAATTGATAAGCGCCAGAAATTAATCCACGCTTAAAGTGGTTCCACGCTGTCTTGCGGCACAATCCGTGTTTCTTGGAGTATTGAGTTAGGGTCATATACTCATATTACACATAAAGTGTAAAAATAAGTATAAATTAACCTAAAAATCCCACATTTTCGCCCACAACCTATGTTTCGCCCGAGTTGCCCGATTATAAAGTTTGAGATTGCCCTTTCCCCAGAGAAACCAAATAACTTTTTGCGCGGCCCAAAGAAAAATATATCTAAAAATTTGAAAAATCCTAGTCAGCATATTTTATTTTGTTGCGGTCCAGTCTTTTTCTGCCATATCCCAGCCAAATTGAAACGAATTATCTTGGGCAGAACCAGAGCTATACTCGACCAAATCATACTGAAGAAAATAACTGCGATACCCTTCAAATACATGAAGAATATGCTGTAAATTTGCGTCGGCGGAGCAGTTGGGGTCTAGTAGGTTAATCATTATATTCTACTCCATGAACATTCCCCTTAACAAAATGACGCTTCCAAACTTTATTTTCAATGTCTAGCGGCATCCAGGAGTCGGGAACGGTTTGCTCGTCTTTGCAGCAAAATCCGCCTTCGTGCCAAACAACCTCAGTCTCGTAAGAAGGGTCAATTTCATCATTGATGCCCTTAAACGCTCCCAATATGTCGCCCCGATAGATTTTTTTGCCGTGCGAATCAAAATAGCCAGTCCATGGCTCGATTTCAAAATTTCTCTGATCATGGTATTCGACAATACAATCATGAAAGTCGAATTCGCCGCTTCTATCTGGTAGTCCGTCAAATATAATCTCTACAATCCTTCCATCATTCGCCATCGTCCACTCGCTCCATGTCCGCTGATTAGATGGCCAACTTGGGGAATTAGTATAGAGATTGTGTTTTTTACTGAAAATTCTAATGTTCACGGGTAATCCTCCCTGTTTTGAATGCCCAAAACAACCATAACACACCTAAAATAGCCCCAAATAAGCAACCTAGCGTGAAATGCTGCCAATGTTGAGGCCAGAGATTATCGAGGGATTTGAATGTTTCGATTAGTTCTTCCATGGTTAATTGGTGTTTTTTAGCGGCGCAATATATTGGAATGTAACCTGTCCTGTGGTTTTGTCAAGTTGATATTCTGCTACGCCAGCTTTAATTGCCTGACTACATCCGCTTTCGTGAACCATGAAAGCCCCAAAGAAAAAACCAACGATCAAAAGAAACACACAAACAAGACAAGTTGTAAACAAAACCGTGACTTTAGCGTCAAAAGGGAGCGATTTAAATTGCTCAAACATAATTAAAAAATCTTCGACGTTCTAAACTTACAATCAGGATTTGTGCAAAATTGCTGGTGGCGATTGGCTGACAACACTTTGAAACACTTCGGGCACAAACCAAAGGCTGAAATAATTTTGTTTATCCAGTAGTTGATTCTACAGGTTAATTTACGAAGGAATAGGCACATAAAGTAATGCAGGGTTATCGTTGAAAATTGACTGCGTTATTTTAACCCAGTGGTCAGTCTTGTCAAGGGTATTCTGCTCAAGAACGGTTGAGGTTAAATTCCAAAAGTATCTTTGGCTTTCTGGGGCGACATACATTAATTTGCTCTGAATGCCTTTTAGAAGGTCGCGCAAATTTGATTCATCGCTTGGGATTTCCCGTAGGAGTTGGTTAATGACGGTATATAAGTCTCTCATAATTAATTTTCTTGCGCCGCCAATAATTGCTCTTCAAGTTTCGCGATGGTTTGTTCTTGCCTAAAAATTGTATCAGCTAATGCGCGATTGAGTTCTAGCTCCTCAATCTTCTCAGAAAGAATGGCCGCAATTTCTGAGATTCTATCATAAGAATGCCTCGATGAAGTGTCAATTTTGAGATTAAACTCTGCCGATTCGAGCGCGCAATCAATCTTGTGGAGATATTCTTCGTGCTTTTCTTCTGTGTCGGTTAGTTCTTTTTCGGCCTTTTCTAATTCTGATTCGGCGCTTTCTTTTTCTTCCTCCGCAACCTCTAGGTCATGTTCCAACTCGTCAATCTTGTCAAGGAGTAATTTCTTTGGTTTTTCAGAGAGAGATTCACCAATCTGGATCACTGTTTTACCTCCCAATGGGTAGATGCGAGTGATCGGATAGCGCGAAAAATCGAAGTCTTCGATGATTAATTGGTCGGCGGTCATGGATTTACAGGGAGAAGTGCTAATTGAGGGTTTTCATTCATATCGTCTAAGATTGGAGTTTCAAGAGCGGCCTTTAGCTTTACTAGGTCAACGGCTTTGTGATGTCTGTCCCTTACCATACAGCAATTGTCTCTAGTGTCAATCCTCAATTCAAGATATTTGCAATCTGTGAATCCATTTAATGCGCCCCAATAAAAATTTTTGTGATAGATTATATCTACGACTTCCGACAGTGGAACCCAATTATTTTCTGGCAAGCTCATGATTTTTTAATCTCCCGAAAATCTTTTTCAAACTTCTGAACACTTCCCATCCATAAAAATCCCCCTACTTCTCCCTCGTTCTCTGAAATCGTCACATCGTCCAAATCCGAGAGGTCGCCGAAATTTGTAGTGGAAAGATACTTGTGATGGTTATCGTGCTGCAAATGGCGGTCCATAGCCATCATATAGACCTGTTTCTCGTCATCACCCGTCTTCCATTCGTCGCCTTCTTTGTATGGGTCGGACAATCTGAAAAAGAACATACCCTTGAGATTGGCGGGTTCTTTGCCCACATACATGTATTTGCCCTTGGGAGTTTTGGGATGTTGTTTCATAGTTTGGAGCCGCAAATAAAACAGTGTTTCTTATCGTTGGTGGGCATCGGATTGTGGCCTTTGCACTTATCTGGTTGATTGGCCGCGAAAATAATTGCGGCGGCACAAAGTAGGATTGGTAGGATTAGTTTAATCATTGATTTCTTCTTCCCATTTTTCAAAAAGTTGGTCAGCATGTTCGTTGATGAATTCTGTGATGTCGATGCCCTGATAGAATACGGCGGTGATAAATTTTCGCTCGGGAGAGGGTGGATCACCCAATGAATACATCCATTCGCCAGATTTTCTTTCGGCGGGCAGGATTTTTACATCGAAAGACAGTTTTGGGTAGGATGGATGATACATTACTTGATCCCGTAAAGGTTTTCGAGCTTCTTCAAACATTCAAAGACGCCAAGACGACGGCAAAACCGATCCTTAATATAGCAATCTGCCCTCACAGTAATTTTTTCTTCGCCGCGAATTAAAGTTAAAATTGTTGCGCCGCCTTTTTCTTCTGGAAGATCGTAGTAGTTAGTAAACAAATATTTCCTCCACTCGAAATCTGGGATTAGATTGATTTCCCATTTGCTTTTCTCAATGTCGAAAGTAGGGCATCGACGGTGATGGTTGATCACAACCTTGAATCCTTGAGAATTGAGAGCGTTTAATGCGGCAGTGTTTGTTGGGGTTTTGTTCATGTGTTATTTTAGTCTGTGGTTAGAGAGTTGTCAACTTAAATTTCTTTTACTTGGTAAACAATATTCACTTCTTTAATTGAACCTACAAATTTTTGGCCGCAAATACAAGTAATTATTTTACGCCAGCTTTCATTCAATCCGCCGTCATCAAATTCAGAATATGGGTTAGCAACATACCAATATCCGCATTTTGGACATTGACAATCGCCAGATTTGCCGTCGCCATGGGTTGTAACGTGATTATTTTCGGCAATGAGGATTTGCAGTTCTCCTTCTGTGTCTGCTAACAAGAATCTGTGAGGGTATTTTTCTACCGTTTCCAATTGAAAACCTTGCCCGCCCTCACGAAGATACCATTTTTGTTTCTGATCGTATTGGTAGATTGACCACTTTTTGTCGCAATCTTTCCATGCGGATTGGTCCCTGAAGGCTATAAAGTTTTTGGGGTTCATACGGTTACATTATCACTCTCGATTCGGGCTTTGTCAATTAATAGTTCTCTGATTTGCTGCCATTCGGGGTTGCGGTAGGCGCTCTCCACATATATGAAACTTTTTTCGCCGAGATTGTGTCTTTGATTTGCCAAGAAATTCTCCGCATTTTCTCTGATAAAGAACGCCTGCTCAAAACAGTCAATCATCTTAACGCAAAGCCTATCCCAATCACTAGGATCAAACTTTTCGCCCGCATCAAATGGATCATCTGGGAATTTGTGAGTCGTTTCAGTTTCGCCGCTGTAGCTAGTTCGGCCATATTGTTCCTCAAATGCGAGGTTGTATTGGTCTTCTAATTTGTCAAACTCTTCTGAATCGAGTTCATAGCCCTCTCTCATGTAAACCGCTTCGTCGTAGTCGTAGGCTTCGTTTACAACGATTGGTCGCTTACTATAGACACAATAAATCGGCGACTCCGTGCATAATGATGATTGAGTTAGGATGGATTGGAGATTATTGATCATCTTGATTGAAATTTTGTAGCAGCTTTTTCTTTGTCAACAATGTAGGAGAGTTTCGCCCGCCTTGATATTTCTCTAAACGATAAACTGTTTCGCCGTCCTCTGCAATGAAAATTTTGGTTAATTTCCAAGGGAGAGTTGAATGGGGAACTTTGGGCCGCCAAGATGTACCAACCATATACTAAGAAAAGTCTCCAATAATATAATCCCACGTTCCCTCTCCATTACCAATGCAATGACCCTCTAAAATTTGGTGGCGCAATAAATTATTTGGGCCGCTAAAAGAGTAGTTTTTTCGATGGAAATCTTGCCAACTTTCATATAAACCCATCATCGTAAGGTGTTTGTCCTCCATTGGTCTGCCTTGCCTATTAATGATTGTGTCAAGCATATCCTCTACGCTGACTACTTCGTCATATTCATTGACAATCTTGGTCTTTTCTGTCTCCCATAGTTTTTTCCAATCGTCTAGTGTATTAATCCCCTCTTCTGGGTAAACATGGAGAGAAAAACACCAGCCGCCGCTGGATTTGCCAATGTGTCTTGTAGATTCTGGCTTTTTACAGCATTCGCAAACGCCGTGTTGGAGGTAGTAGTTGGTGCCCATATTAGAAGTATATACTGTCGATTGTTTCCTCTGTCAACTCGCTTAGGGTCTTTTTATCAAACTCTAGCGCGCGATTCAGGTTTTCGATTTCTCTTTGTTTATTTTGAATGTTGTTAGAGAGGCTTTCCTTCATAACTGCTAATGAACGCTTTGCGCCCTTTCGGAGATAAAGGTTGCCGCCTGAATTATTGGGGTGGTTAAGATCAACGATGTCTTTTTCGTCGTAGTATTGTCTCAAATGAGAGAGCGAAACGCTTCTTTTCTCAAGGTCTTCAAAGTTACCGACATACTCAACAACAATGTCCTGACCAATTTTTTCTGGCCCGAAAGAAAAATTATCGCCGCCATACCAGAATGTGTCAATGAACTTATTCTTGTTAAAGACGGCGATTTGAGAGCGACAATGGTAGGGCGAATATCCCTTTAGCGATACGAGATATGTCTCTGAATAGCCCCAAAAAACAATGTCTCCATCTTCGTAAACTCTTTCTTGTTCGTCAAGAATTTTTTCGCACTCTAGCTTGTCTGTTTCTGTGATCATGTTGCAATCTTAAACTAGGTTTCCTGACTTGTCAACTGGATATTCAGGATGTCGTTCATTATCATGAGGAAAAACATCACTCCCGCAACTAGGGCAAGTCTCAAGAGAGGGAGATAAACAATCGCGAGTCTTTTCCTTCCATTCTTCTCCGCAGTCGATGCATTGAAAAAACCTGAGCCCTGCCGCTGGCTTTCTTTGATCCATGGAATTATATTCGCACCTTTCGTCAATCTCCTCTTCAATCGGCGCTCTAAGAGGCTCTGGCAATCCCCCAATATGATAAACCATATCCTCCTCCACGCAATAGCCCATCGCCCCAAACTCTTCTTGCGGGCGCATAAAATCATAAAAGAAGTCTTTAATATCGTCAACCGTGTCGTTGTGGTCTTGACAATAATTATCAACTTCGCCTGCTCCATTGACAAGTTTTTGGCCGTCAAGGAATTTGAGGATTTGTTCGTTTGACCAGTTGTTTCGTTGGAAGGTTCTAGTTTTCATGTTTCAAGAACTTATAGTGTGGCCGATCATAAGTCAACAACCCATTTCCTTTTGCGCCGCGAAAAAGTAGGCAAACATAACCTGTTCTATCAATTGCCCTCTCGAAATATACTTTTAGGCGCGTTTTTAGTATTTCTGTGATGACTCCCGTACCAGCTTCAGGATACCAAGTGTCAACAACTTTGTCGCCGAGTTTAAAAGTTTTCATTTAAAATGTCTGCGAGTTTGTTTCCAACCTCTTCTTTGTCTCTATAGATCAAATCGTAGGCGGCGTTAATTAATTCCCGCGCTAAATCTATCCTCTCCTCTTTATTGAGAAGGCCAGTCGAGAGTTTAGCGTTGTCGGATTCAACGATAAGTTCTGTGTATTGCCAGTTGTTTTTTGCAGTGATATTCATAACGTTTTGTTGTTCGGATTAAACAATCTAGCCCATTCTTTTATTGTCGTCAATTTATTTCGCCGCCAATTCTCTGATTTTGAAGATCGCTTGGCGAAACTGATCCTTGAGGGGATAAGGATAGAGGTTTTGAAAAGTAATAGGATCGTGAGGCATGATTATTCCTCTGGAAGTTCCCAAGGTTGAACAGAAATCAAGTCAAACTCACTCTTCGCCTGACTGATATAGTCGGTGGTTGCTTGTAACTCTTGTTTTGCGGCCTGAATTTCTTCGAGGGCGGCGTTAAAAATGTTGGATGGATTAATCATGGGTTGACATTAACTTGCAGTTTCTGTAATGTTTTGTGTAGTATTAGATGTGATTATTTTGGTTACTTCTAACTCAGGTCATGGGAAAACGACCTTTTGCAAAGAGTTGGTGAAGCGTCTTGCCTGCTCATACTTTAACGCAGATGATGTTCGCCGTCAAACAAAAAACGCAGATTTTTCAATGGCGGGCAGAAAATTAGCCGCGCAAAATATGATTGCCGCAGTGAATCAATCGTTTCAGGAGCACAAAGTTGTTGATATGATTTGTCCGACAAAAGAACTCCGTAAAATACTGGCTCCAGACGTTATAGTTTTTATAGACAGTAGCCTTCCTACCAAATATCAAGACACAGCTTCAATTTATGAAATCCCAATACAAGAAGAGTGCCGAAAGCTTTTTGTGGCAAAGTTCGACGCCCACAAACAAACGATTGATGAATTAATCGGTTGGCTCAACTCTTAGCTGCTCCAATAATTTTTTCGCGCTGCAAATAATGTTTTTGGATTTTTCAATATGCTCATCATTCTGGGAGAAACCAGAATAGCGGGCAGAAAATTTTGATAAATCTTTTTCGGCCAAAAGAATTAGTTGTTCGAGGGTTGTTAGGTCCATAGTCTTTTATAGAAGTCTATCGAGTTCATCAATCCCCAAGGCTTTGAACTTAGTTCCATTAAAGTAAGATTCTAAACTTTCATGAAAATGTCCGAAATACCAATTTGGAGAACACTTGACCTTGCTGTAAAAATTTGAAATTAATTCGTTCTCATCTTCTAGGGATTTTTTTAACGATTTGTCCTCCTGAAGAAAGGCTCCAATATTTTTAAATCCAAGAAACAATCCAGACTCCATTGGGCGCGAATGAGTTACGATCACGTCATACTTTTTACAAGGCAAGTCCTCGTCAAAAACAAACACCTCGTCTCTCCACCAAGAAATTCCCTCTTTTCTGAAAATGCGATCAACTGATACCGCCCCACCAACCAATAAAATATTTTTGCCCGCCAAATTAATTTCTGAATAGTCTGGCAGTAGGGTAATGTTTGGCAGGTTGTAAGGGTTGTTTCTCTTAGCAAAGAAAGATGGATTGTCGTGATTCCCTCTAATGGCATACATCTCAATATTGCGAACCTTTAAAGCGTCATTCAATATGGTAAGTTTATTTTCCTCTTTTTGAGGGTGTGAAAAACCCATGCCGAAATCTCCTACTTGAACAATATAGGCGTCTTTAACGTCTTGATTTTTAATTTTTTTGGCAGCGCCTTCAAAATCTCCATGAATGTCACCAAGGAAATATAGTTTGTTTTTCATGCTTTAACTTCCTCCCATGATCCATCTTTGTCAACCTTAATTTTTACAGAAAGCGGGCGAACATTTTTAATACTCCAAAAGTCGGGTTGATTATCGGTAAGATTTGCCCAATTTTCTAGCGCGGCGCTTAAAATTTCTTGGACTTCTTTACTTTTTAAGGAGTCTCCCCATTCTCCGCCCCATTCGTCAGCAACTTCGTATGCTCTTTCGGCAATATCTTGAGATAGATATGGCGGCAAAAATTCCGAAATGGTATGATTTTGTTGGTCGCCCTCGAATATTTCAATTTCTGTTTCTCCCTCAAAGTCTGGACTGCATCCTAAAAAATCTTCAACGGCTAATTCCAAAGCCGTTTCCATATCAGAATGGAAGTCTTCTTCGTTGTGTGAGTAGCAGGTTTCCATATTATTGTAATAGTTCGGGGTTTTCAAGGATGTTTCCAATTACCAAATAATCCTCAAGACGGTCTGGAGAAGCACCAAATACATGATCGTATAATGGCCCATCCCCATTAATCATAAATGTTCCTGCGGCGAAGAAAATTTGACCAACATTCGCGGATTCTCTATTCGCGGCCATTTCTTGGGTAATATTTTCGCAAACAATATCGCCCTCAAAGACTTTTTTGCCGCGTGAATCAGTTAATCCTGTCCATTGTTGATATTTATATAGCCACCCAGGCTCTTTCCATGCATAGGATTTTCCATCTGTCTCAAGTTCAAGATGATTTCCGTCAAGGATTATAGCAAATCTAAGAGGGTCTTCCCATTGTTTTTTTCTTGGATTCCAGACTCTAAATTCTCTATTCATGGCTCAACTTCCTCCAGCAATTCTTCTTCGTCAACAACTTCTTTTCCAAAATCAACTGCCTCGTTCGCAATTTTGCGAAGGTTATCGGGGCAATTAGGGTCTTTGGAGATTTTTAGTAGAGCCGCTTCATATTTTTCTACGAGAGGAAGGAACTCTTGGATTAGGGATGTGGCTGTTGAGAGTTTATCCATCTATTGTTTTGGGAATTGCACACATGAAAGCTGAACTGTGCATTTAATATAGCCGCTTTCGTACTCCTCTTGTGTCAGCAAATCGTCCTGTTTGCATTCTCGGAATCCATCATAAGATTTAATAATGTGCCCGAAATGTTTTTGCCACTCGGAAATTGTTTTGCGCCGCCTAAAAATGCTGTCGTAGTTATTCCAGTAGGCCAAAAGATTCGCGCCCTTTCTTAAGTTGTCCCCTTTGCCCGCAGAGTTACTTGACATATTGACTTAGGTGTTCGATTAGTTTTTTTGCTAGTTCCGAGTTGATTAATTGTTTGCTGGTTGAGTCTTCCTCGATAGAAGAGAAAACCTTGACGCTTAAATCTGTGTCTTTTCCCTGAAGGGCCGCAATTAAAAATGTGGGGTAGTCTGTTTTAAGGTGCTCGATTGCTAGGTAGGTGCCAAAATTGTTCATTGTTTATACTAACGTTAATTCTTGTCTGTGTCAATCGGAAAATCTCACATACTTCGTCGCCACACACAACCTCGCTAGGGCTCGGTGTCTGGGCTCAAGTTCTGCCTAACCCCACATTTTTATTCGCGGCGCTAAAAATTAAAAAATTCGGAGAATTTTTCTAACTAGATATGACAACACAAGAAAAGATAGACCTACTCAAAATTTTAACGCCATTTTTAGACGCCGTTGATAATTTATCGGCACTTTATTTTCATGGACTTAAAGACTCTACGCACGAAAAAGATTCTTCTCAGCTTCAAGAACAATATGCTCATAGGTTGGAGAGTTTACGAGACTTCTCTCTAAATCAAGCACAGCACAAACAGCGTTTAATATCCTATCTTTCCAGCGACATTTCATAGATTCGCCTTCAACATCTTGTGGAGAACAAGGCAGAACAATTTCGCTGCTGGCAACCGCCAGAAGCGGGTTGTTTGTGTTTTCGGAATTTTGCGCTGGCGTTGCCAGAGCTTGGACGGTATGTGTATTTGGTGTCATTGAGTAATAAGTTCTTTTGCTTGTTTGATTATTCTTTTTTGGATGCGGCACTTTACCACGTCGACCACCGACCTGTCAACTTTAAAATATTCTGCGGTGGAATTAATGTCGTCTGACTTATAGGCGTGCCAAAACATTTGCCAGTGTTTGGGTTTTGTTTTCTTGTGAGACTTCACACATTCGATAGCTTGAGACAAAATCTCAAGTTGCTCTTCTGGGCGCGAATTAATTTCTTCGGGCGCATCAAAAATAGTTTCGGCGCTAAATAGATTGTTATGTTTTGTGTTTTTTCGGGCGCGGTCAGTTAGTCGCCACTTTAATGAGCGAATTAGGAAGCCCGCGAGGTTCTGGGATGGGTCGATTTGGCCCTTCAGGTGACGTTTCCACGCTTCCAATAGAACGTCTTGGATTAAGTCCTCCTTGTCTTCTTTAGAGAGGACAAAGGTGGATGTGACTTTGTGGAGGAGGGGGAGATGGGATTCAAGCATGTTTCAATTTTTTAAAGGAGTTGACTTTTACCGTCTCATAAACGCCGTACTTTTCAAGCAAAACCCTGTCTAGGATATGGCATTCGTAAGCATCTTCAAAATTAAATAGCATCTTGCTAATAATCGGGCATTCTTGAATAAAAATATCTCGGATAGATTCAGCAACCAATCGGCATTCTTTTTGGGCCGTCTTGTGTAGTCGTTGATTAAGTACCGTGATCCAGTCTCGGACTTTGCCGTTGAAATACAAGGTTGTTTGAGTTGTTTCGGGAAGAATCATTCGGGCGCATTCTTTAGCTACTCCCTGATCCAGTAAATCTTGATAAAGCTCCCTTGTAGCCTTGAGATTAAAGGCGATAGCTTCTGACGCCAAGAGCGGCCTATTATTATTTCTTGGGTCAAATATCTCCGTTGAGCTTTGGCGATTATTTTCGCACTGTTTTCTAATCTCGATAGGTTCAAATTCAGAAACCGCCTTATATCTTTGAGAAAATTCTTGCGGCGCAAGACTCCAATGACGAAGAAGCTCTCTGCCAATCGCCCTGCTTGTAACAACTTCAAATCCAAGATTACAAGTGGCAAACACAGACCAGTGACCATGACTGATACAGTGCCTTAATAATTTATGAGGCTCAGCAAATAATTCATTTGTTTCGCGGCTCGAAGAAATTCTTGCGATGCCAGTTACGATTTCATCTATGGATTTTCCTTCGTATTCGTGAAGACCGATGGTTTTTGTGAGTAGGCGGGTTTTCATTAGTAGTCGTTCTTTAGGCTGGTTTTGTAGTCTGTTTGGCTGTCATCTTCATCTTCTGGAAATTCCCATAACACTTGTCCATCTTGGCACAATGGGTGGTCAGGGTGATACCAATAAGGGCCAGCGGGAGATTTATATTCCACAAGAAGATTATCTTCAAATTTAACGCCAGCGCGACGCAAAGAAGTTTTTAGTTGTTCGTCGGTCATTCCAGCGAGTTTGTCTGATAGGTCTTTTTCAAATTGTTCTAGGGTCATATTAGTCTGTAAGTTCTATAATGTCGATTAGTTTAAAAAGCGCCTCGCCAAATTGTTTTCGGCGGTCATTATAATTTTCATAATCGCGTCCACCATAGACAAACAAGTATTCTTCGTGGTGAAAATGATTTCTTACAGCAGCTTTAGCATGATTGATTGCTTTCCAAGAAGATTTGCCACTCTTCATAACCAAATTCTTATTTTTATAGCGGGCCACAAAAGTTTTCGCGCGCTTTTCTTTTTGCTTGGATAGCATATTGTCCAAGATTTGGGGGAGGTCATCTAGGGTCACTGTTGCTTTTCCCTTTCTCGGTTAGCGGCATAAGCGTTACAAGCGGCCAAAGCAATTTCATATGCTGTATCATACGGAGAAATTACTACAATCCTGTGGAGCGATTTGTAGAGATATTCCATTTCGGCTCTAAGTTGTGGTTCTTTATTATCCATAATTAAAATTGCGAAAGTTTAGCCTCCAAATCCTCCACCTTCTTAGCGGGATACCACCGCTCGATTGAGTTGGAGCTTGTATATACGCCCTCTGTGGTCTGAACCTCAGTGAGCGGTGGAAGTAGCAAAAGTGCGGGCTGAAAAATTCGCTGATCAATCTTCTTGGATTGGCAGCTTGTCAACAGGAGGGTTGTTAGGAGTAGGTATTTCATATTTTAGGATCGGTAAACCAACAAATGCGTTGCTTTCTCTGGAATCTTTGATAGATCGACTAACCAGCCGCCATATTCTTCTTCAGTTTCTTCGACAGAGCCAAAGTTACCATTAACTGGCTTACCAGGGCGCAAATTTAATGGCCCATATTCGTCCTCCCATTTTTCTTGTTCTTGCGGCGAACCATTTTTCGCGGCCAAATAGTCAGAGTCTTTTTGGTCTAGGAATTTGAATTGTGTGTAAACGCCCATATTGTTAGAGGTTATATGCTTCTTTGACTGATGTTAGCGGCCCGCCTTTTGGTTTGCGGCGCAAAGAGAGTAATTTATATCCTTCTTTTTGATGAAACTTAAAGCCTTTATCGGCGAAATAATTATAAATGTTGCCGTCCATCTTTTGGAAAGCAATGTCAATACCTTCTGAATGGCAACAAATATCGTTGGAATCTAACCCAAAGAGAGATAAGTGGTTCATTATTTTAATGTATCATTTTTATTCGCGCCGTCAATCTCTTTTTCCCAAATGGAGAACTTTTTCTTCTCCTCAAGAATCTCGTCCAGCATTTTATCGGCGCGGTCTTGGTCGGCAGAGTTGGTTGATTTGCGCAACCTTTCGCGCTCTTTATCTAATTTATCTATGCGGGCGTCAAATTTATCAAGAATATCAAAAGTTGATGTCTTGATTTTGAGGCGCAAATACTGAATGGCGAGTTCTAGCAGGAGGTTGAAGGTGGTGAGTAGCGTCATGTTATTTATATTCTTTATTTTCAAGGGCGGCGGCTATAGCTTGCTCAAATGGTGCCCATCCATCAATCCATGGCCAAATGGTCACATTATGTTTTTCTGCTTGTTTTTGAGCGTTTTGGACATATTTCATGCAATTTATAGCGGCTTGCTCAATGAAAGTAGGGTTCATAATTTAATTGAATCGTTCCAAACTTGAATAATCTTATCTAACTCGTCTAAGTTTTGTATTGAGGGGTCTAGGTCGAAAACCTTAATATGATTCACCAGCATCTCAGAAACTTTTAGCGCCGCAAGAAATTTTCTCAATTCTGCGCGCGAATAATAATTGGGAATTCCCCCATATTCGGCGGCTTGAGATATGTCAGATTCGAGTTTTTGGATTAGATTCATGTTATTTCTCTTTAAATAAAGGACAAATATGTGTCGCTTCGACTTCTCCAAATGCTTCGTCCGAATTTTCATTACAACATCTAACTTGGTCATAGCGATGCTCTAAATCCATAGAATACTTACAAGAAGCGCAGCAATTTTTTGTTTGTGGTGGATTTTTCATATTAACAAATTGGTGCCCCTCCACGGTTTCCCGTTCTCACCGCCGCCCTAGAAACGGCGGCTGCTAGCAGAACAAAGGGGCGTATAGAAAATTTGCTGTCTCTCCAAGCTGTCACTGGTGGCCCTTACGATCTGTTCCAGTCCCATTTGCTACGTCAAAGGCTGACGCTTACTAGGAGGTTGCTTGCCGTCCGTTGGAGAGTCAGAGTTTTTCATTCTTACTTGCGTAAGTGGGCCGATGAGTAGGCCAGACTCAAGTGACTCAAGGTGTTAAACCAACCCAGCCACCGTCCGACGATGCTGAACCTTACGCATAATGCCATCGTATCGGCGGTTGTTTTTCTGTTGGTCAATGAAAGTATCGGCAATGGCCGCTTCTGACGACACGCCTTTGTCGCAAAGGTTTTTGCGAATGTTGGCGAGCTTGTTTTCGTAGTAGGACCAAGTGTTGAGGAGGGAGTGCATATTATTGGATGTCTGGGGTGATGGTGAATGGGAGGGTTACGAGGGTAAATTCGTCTTTTCTATTGTCAAATACTTCGTTGATATTTTTTGTTGGTTCGTCCCAGCGATTTCCGTCTCTCAAGCTAATCAATTGATATTCATCATGACGAACATGAGTAAGAATGTAGGTATTTTTGTCTTCGCTGTTGAAATAGAATTGGCCTGATTCTGGTTTTGTATGTTCGATTTTGTTCATGGGTTATATTACTCCTTATCTTCTTGTTTGTCAAGTTCTTTTTCGGGCTAAATAAAAGGATTCCTAAATTTAGGAAACTCAAAATTTTCCGCAATCCAAAATCCAAGGCAAATTAAAACCAATACTGGACCCAGCAGAAAATAATATCTTTCGTCGCCCTCCATTTTCTTTCCATCGTGATTTTCGACATATTTTTGAGCGGCATACCCGCTTGCGATCCAAATAATCGGCCAAACCATCCACCCCACCGCCCAAAGGATGAAATTAAGGACAAAAAACGTAGCGGCGCTGATAATTATTGTGGTTTTAATTGTCATGTTATTTATGGGGATTATTGTAATGGCCGATTGGGTCTTTGTTAAAGGGGTTTTTGGGGACTTTGAAGTTTTTATCTAGCCAATATCCAACAAGTTGACAAGAACTAAGGCGGCGGAAATAATTGTTGCTAGGATTTTCACGACTTCAGATGTTGAATTTCTGACAGAGGAACCATTGTTGTTTCTGTCTGTTTATCATAGTAGGCGAACTCTAGGTGGTCGTCAAGCCAAAAGAAATTTTTTCCTTCGCGCCACAGGTTTTTCTTTATTTGTTGGTCGGTAAAGCCTTTGGATTTGAGGGTGGCGGCAAGAGGGACCATTTGTTTGCTGAAATTGATTGCTGCTACTGGCGGAATAACGGCAGATTTTAATTCTCTCCCGTTCTCAAAGCAGGTAATCAAATCTAACACCCAATCTTTGTGGACTTCTGATCCTGGGCAGTCTTTTGATGTTTTTGGATCATCTCTGTGAAATAGAACCGTCTTGTCGTTAGCTGGTAAATCGAGCCAGTCAAGAAGTTCATGGGTTACAAAGGCTGTTGTTTTCCAAACCTCTAATCCTCGCCCCGACATTGGACTTTCTTGTCCCTTTGAATAGAAACCTAACGCCTCAATTCCGATAGCCGAACGGTTAAAGCTAACGGCGTGGACGCCCGTTTCTGTTAACGGGGTCATGCCAAATACTTGATCTTCGTCGGTGTATAAATGGGGGCCGCTGCGCCATCCCATGCCCTTGTAGAACTCACGCATGTTTTCAATATGTTGAATCGTCCAGCCCTTGGGGCGTTGAGCTAGGCTAGGCGAGGCTGTATGGTGTAGACACACGGCTTTGGCCCAATCGGGCCGCTTTAATGTTTTCAGATATTCCCCGAATGAATCTGGGGTCCAGACTTTTCCTACGCTGTTATAACTCATAAGTTTTTAAAGATTTTCTGCGCCCAATTACAAATTTTAATTACGGCCAAGATTGTTAACGCTATTGCGTCGAAGATTGTATCGAGGATTTTGTTCAATTATTAAAGCAGGCTTGATTGTAAGTGTTCAACCTCGGAAAGTATAGCTCCGATTCCATGTATGTTAAAAGAACTTCTGAGGTTGTGTGATTTGTCTGTTCAACTTGAACCATTACGTCATAACATCGTGGACGAAAAACTCCAACGATTTGTCCGACCATACCCTTATAAGGGTCGAATATTTTGGGCCAGACGACTACGGGTTGGTTGATTAGTTTTGATTTTTTCATGTTAGTCTAATTGAATTACTACTCGGCCAACGTTACTACCTTCTTGTAGGATGCCATGGAGTTGAACGGCGTTCTGGATTACGCAACTCTTAATGTCAAACAGTAATGTTTTATTTTCGGCGGGAATAAAAATTTCGTGCATGTCTCCTCCGACATATTCAATTGAACAGTCGAAAGATTTGCCTTTCCAATGGTCAAAAATTGAGTTCGTTGCGGCCAGCGTGATGTTTGTGGTCATATATTAATGATAACGCTAAATCATTCTCTTGTCAATCGAAAAATCTCACATACTTCGTCGCCGCACACAACCTCGCTAGGGCTCGGTGTCTGGGCTCACGTTCTGCCTAACCCCACATTTTTATTCGCGGCGCTAAAAATAAAAATCGAAGATTTTCTAACTAAATGATTAAAATTAAAGCACAACTCAAAGGCTCACTCAGCAACCCTGATACTGATACGATATTTTTACCAGCAGTCCCATCTGTTGGAGAACTAATTCAGGATTACGGCGGTAAACGTTTCGAGGTTAAGCGTGTCATCTGGATTCCGTTTAACAGAGATATTGATCCAGATCAGGCTCGCGTAGAACTTGAGACCGAAATTCTACCGAACCAGAATTAGTATTCGGCGTGTTTTAGCGCCCCGTAAACATTCTGGTAGAACACCAGACTCTTATTTTTGGGCGCTGAATTTTTGAGTAGTTCCAACATCATTAACCTTCCTTTTGCCATTCTAATAGGCTGTTCGAGACTTGCGATAAATTGATGATAGCCTTGACCGCTTGAATCATTCCATAGTTTATTTTCAGGATTATCCAATCCCTCCCCTTCAACATCTTGTGAACAAACAGGCAGAACAACGGCGCTGCTGGCAACCGCCAGAAGCGGGTTGTTTGTGTTTTCGGAATTTTGCGCTGGCGGTGCCAGAGCTAGGTCGGTATGTGTGTTTGGTGTCATGTGTTTATTCTATCTTTGATTTTCTAATCTGTCAAACGATTTCTTTCCTATATCCAAGTTTAAAATCCAAATCCAAAACCTCATCGACAATATCCTTACATCTTTGGTCGTAGAATTCTTGCCAAGGTTTGTGGTCGGTTTTATTCTCCCATGGTAACGACTCAGGTAATCCTCTTATTTCAAATTCTTTGATCATCTTTAACCAATCTTGATTGAGCGACTCAAATCTTAGCCTACACTTAATTGGAACAACTCCACACGCATATTCCGACTGTAAAATAGTCGGCCAGAAAGTTTTGTCATGCCGTTTCTTCCATAAGATTTCGCAATAATCACTGAACTCGCCGTCATTAGGCAACCCATAATTATCCCCGAAATTTTTGCCGCGCGAAAAAGAATAACTGCTTACTGCCCTATCGTATGGATTCCTCACACAACAAACCGAAAAATAATTAAGTATTTCTTTTGAGAATAGTCTGTATGATTCTGCGGGAGTGACGTGGCTCACGTCGAATAACCCGTTGTATTTTTTATCGGCGCTTAGTTTTTCTTCAAGGAATTTTCTTTCGCGCCAAAATAAATTTCGATGACCGACTGCGGCCCATAAACTGCTGGAGGCACATTTCGGAATTCTAAACAATACAATAGTGTTAATGAATGGTTTGCCTATTAACGAAGATAGGGGATTAAGCATAAAAATCTATCTGCGCCGTCATATGTAATCGGGCGTTCTTGTCTAACCTTTTGAACTCCGTAGTTACTTTTTGTAGTAGTTTGGCAGCGCAATCTCCGCTGGATGAAAAATGAAAACAAAAATCCTCCCCATTGTCTTGTTTTTTGAAAACGAGTTCGTCGTCTCCAATAACTAACTCAACCAGTTTTTTCATAGAAACTCTCTTTGAATTGTGAGTTCCTTCAACGTTTGTCCACTCTCCCATAATTAGTTTCTGTCTTCGACAGCCTCCGACCAATCTATTACATCCTTTGTTTCGTCTTTGAACTCTTCTAGGCTAATGTATCCGTCATACTGACCGCCAATAAGATTAGAAAAATACAAATCCCCGTCAATAGCCCCGTCCTCAGTTAAATCGCCAGTTTTGCTAACGTAAACCCTGAGATGGCCACCTCTGTAGCGCCCATAGATTCTTCTGTTATCGTCCGCCAAAGCGTCGAGTTGGAAGGGACAAGCTCCGCCGTGTCCGAGGATTGTTTTGATTTTAATCATACAAGAGGAGTCCTTCGTATGCATTTAAATGTTTTTCTCCAAAGCAAACAAATTCACAAAGGTGCTCTTCTATTTCATTCCCATAAATCCAGAGAGGCGCAAAATAAAAAAGAACTGCTGCTGCAAGAACGAGCGACCAAATAAATATAATTGGAAATATTGTGATTACGAAAGTTAATCTTTTAAAAATTTTAGTCATGATTGTAAAGTTTATGAGCCTTAAAGAAAACAATAGTTACCCAAATTGTTGCCAAAATCAAGGGAATAATAGCCCAGGCCTCATTAAAGATGATAATCGGAATGTATGCTGCCGCTAGCCAGTAGTGGAGTTTTGTTGATTGGTTTTTCCAATTAATCATGGATTTTACAACGATTCAAGATAATCTTCAATTTCCGAACATTCTTCCTCAGAAAAGATACAGCCCGAAAGAACTTCCAGAACATCATTAATGGTGCAATCTGCGGCATCTGCAATTCCTGTTACAGAATTGGCGGCGAGTTTAATTTGTTTTTGGGTCATGGCTTGCAAACGGGTCGTATGTTCGCTGGTTATTGTACTCTCTCACAATACTCTCCATCTGTTCTTCTGTCAAGAATAAATCATAAACAATGTCGATGCCAGACTCATACTTCAACCTTTTACCTTTAACGTCCAAAGGAAAAAACGAAATCATCACATCTTTTCCCCAGTGACTCAATCCAATTGTGGACTTGACAGTGGTGAGGGATAATTTATCGGCGGCGAATTCTGTCACTGTGTCGAAAATTAGGGCTATGTCGCTCATATTTTTATTAATTTGGAGTCCACTCAAACATTGACTTATGAAAAGGATGCTCAAATTCAACCTCTTCAAGCCAGATTCCGCACCACGAACTATAAACCTCGCACCTTTTAACAGTATATTCGCGGCCAATAATTAAATTCTTTTTGGCGAAATCAATAATGTTGGTAAAATGAGGATAAAACATTCCTTCGGCGCTAAGGAATTTTACTTTGTCGCCTGTTTTTGGCCAGTCGTTGGGATTATAGTGAATCATGTTATTTTTTCTTTCCAATTCTGTCTGAGCGATAAGCTTCCAATCTGGCTTTGCGTCCTTCAATCCATCCAAAGGCAAGTTTCATACCTTTATATTTTTCAATAGTGTCTGAGAGCCATTTAATTGCGGCGTTTATTTCTTTTAGGCTAGCGTCTTTGGCGGATTTGCCATTATGAAGTTTAACCATATTGTTAAAACCAAGGGTCGAAAATTATCGACTGTGCGCTAAAAGCTAAATCATGCTCTCCAGCAAGAGCGCAAATTGTTGCGAATCCAAAAACTGGTACGATTAGAATAAATTTAATTGGCACAACCAGAAAATTTAAGATGCGGCACATAATTATTTTGTTGTTAACCTAGACCCGATATAATTAACCACAGATTCCCATCTGACAAACACTTTTTTGGTTTCTTTTGGCTCTGAGACGATCCAGCCGCCTTCGGATGCTTCGATTGTTAATTTGGAGTATTTTATTTCGGCCATATTTTGTGTGCGATTTCCCTCACCTTAGCACACTCAATAATAGATAGCAAGTCTTTTGTTCTGAATTTTCACTCTCCATTCCTAACACTATATTTTGCCTGTAATTTCGCCATCAAGCCAAACACTGGCTCATTGTCTTTCCCATTTTTTTCAAGAAGAGTCGAATAAGAAAGCAGGGTTCTCCAAATTTGATCAAGAACACTTTTGTCAAAAGAGATTGTCTCGGGGAAAACCTTGGGCAAGAGAGGTTTTTCTTCTATTTTAGCAAATTCCCACATGAATCCTTTGCAAATTCGTTTATAAGAAATAGCTTTGCTAATGTCAGTGTGAGCTTGTTTGTATGTCGGGAAAAGAATTTTAGCGGCTTCCTTTATCGAAGGAAATGTATTTATGACTTCTAAAGAGTCTTTATCTAACTGATTAACTGGTTTTGAACATGCAGGCATAATGAAATTTTCTTTTTTGTTTCCGTTTTTGTCGAATGGGTTATGTTTGGCACATAAAATACTATATTCTGATACATCTTCTGAAATTCGTCTAAATGCCAGTTTATTTTTAATTTCTTCATTAGGGATTATCTTGCTACATCGTTCGCACCTATGTAAAAAACTTTGATCTGCCCCTTTAAAAAATTTAATTATTTCATTAAAACTTTTACCTAAATTTAATCCATCCCTTAGTCTTGATGATGAAGTTTGTAGTTCTTGACTCCATTGTTTTATAGTCTTACTTTCATCTTCAAACGTCCATAATTTAGTTAAAGATTCTATACAATTTCCTTGTAATGGAAATGTTAAAGCTTCTTCGTCGGACATTCCTTTATTCAAGCGGTCTTTAATAACGCTTTTCCCTATTCCAAGTTCTCTTGACCATTGAGAAATTGTTTGTGTTTTCCCTTGGAATATAACGTATCTATTAGATCGTCTATTGTTAGCTTGTTCAACTGGTGTTGCCCATCTACAATTCTCTGGGCAATAATCGCCATCATTATCTATCCTATCAAGAGAAGTTTCGTCTGGCCTTGGTCCCATATCGGAATAAAAATTATCGAACGAATTTTTCCATCTCTCGCAAACCTTTATTCCCCTACCTCCGTAAGCATAAAAATACTTATCTTTTTGAGAATAGCATCTGTTTTTCATTGACGTGTAAGACCTTCTTTCTCTCGAAAAAGGAAGGTGATTAGTTTTGTCTCCATTTCCCCTTACGCATCCACACGATTTTGTTTTGCCTGTTTTAAGAGAGTATTTATCAGCTAAGGGTTCTTCCCCGCAGTCGCATTTGCATCTCCATTTTGGCCTTTCGTAAGAAAGAACCTCTAGCCGCCCAAACCTTAACCCAGTCAAGTCTTCTAATTTTGGCCCTCTTGTTTTTTCCATATTTTATGTTCTAACTTTTCAATTTCTGAAAATTCTATAAAACTAATTTGGTCTTTTCTCTTAAATCTGCGATAAATTTTTCTCAATGCTTTGTGCGGCCTATCAACATACGAATTAAAATCGACTAATTTTTCCGCCAAATCAAGCAAAAGTTTTCTGTTAACGATAAAAAAATCATCTTTTCTTTCAAAACAAATATATTGGGCTGACCCTCTTAACCAACCAGCCCCCCCATTAACTGATGCGAACTCCAGCCAACAAAATTCATCGTTTGGCTCCTTGTCCTCTCTACGAATCTTTTTTCTACTCTTGCACTCAAAATTCCATTGCTTATCGTCTTTTTTGAGGATAAAGTCAACATGGCAGAATTGAAGGTTTCTGCCTGCTACTAGAACCTCGTAACCTTTTGATTCAGCGAGTTTTTTAAATTGTTCCTCACAAGAGAACCCTGAATCTGCGCACTGTCCACTGACATCTTTAACGTGTTGGTATTTTTTATGCATGATTACTTTTCAATTCTTGCGAGAATGCCTTCTATATTTTTAATCTTAGAAAAGGAGTCTTCCCCAAAAGAAATTAAACAACTTGGAGCATTGCCATTGCTTTTTTCGACTCCATCTTTCGTAAGAAATTTGATTCTTCTTTTTATTAGATTAACCCCAGTTGCTTGATTCACATTTTCTTGCCAAGCTTTTGTTTCTGTTCTCGCAAAACATAAAACGGTTATGGATTTTACCCTTCCAGAGAGAAATTCATCTTTGCATTTTTTGAGCCACTCAAACGAGTCCGAATAGGGAAAATTAACAAACACATCTCCAAACCACGGCTGCATTAACCCATTCTCTTGTTCGGTGAAATAGCTTTCTGCCGTCTTTACGATAGGTTTCCCATTGGGTAGGTGTCCGCACGGGTCCAAATCAAAGGGTCCAATCTTATCAATTATCCATTGAGGAGTCAGCCAAATATCTGTTTCGGTATTTTGAGGACCAAGTTTATTTGCGTTTGTGAAGTTTCTACTCATTCTTTATATTCGTAAGCGTTTTCATTGATATTTTTGAACCCAAGTTTCTCGCAGAACCTCTCAAACCCACGACTTTTCCATTCGCGGCGAATGTTCATGGCGATTTGTCGACCCTTATAATTTTCATAGGCGGCGAAAAGTTTTTTTGCGGCCATTAAATTTTCCGATATTTTCCCGTGTAATGTTCCAGCAATGACCAATTCTACATATTGTGATGCGTCAATATGTTCCAAACTGTAACTCTGCGGGTCAAAAAGCACAAATCCCGTGAGATTATTGCCGTCCGTTCTTAGGCATAAATCCTTCTCTTGGGTAAATGTGTCATAGAAATATTGATGGGCCGCCCTCTGATTTTGATCAAAACTTGCTGTCTCAAATTCTGGCAACGGTTTTCTCTTCAGGGCAAATTCCCTAAAGTAGGGCCAGACTTTATCTCTGACTTGCAAGACTTCCCTATTTGAGAATAGAATCCAGTCTGGGTTGGTGTGTAAATTAGTCAAGGTTTTGGATATTATACGATCTAAGGAAAATGGCTCTATCACAGAAATTCATCGACGGACTCTTAAGTCTAAATGATCCTGGCTCTACTCAAGTAGAGCTTTATAGACTATACTATTCGCCAATCACCGAACCTTCGTCGTTTTTTCCTTTTTCTTGTTCGTCATTGGGATATGGCGGGGCAGTAACTTGGCAGGGAGTTGATTATCAACCTTTGCCAGCGGAAACTGAGGGTTTTGAAGTGTCTTTGGAGCGTGTTCAGCGTCCAAAGTTAAGAATTGCGAACGACCAACTAATTATTTCCCAAATTCTTAGGAAGAAAAACGACCTAAAAGACGCAAAAGTAAGCAGAATCCGCACCCAATTAAAATTCATAGACGACGTGAATTTTGATGGCGGCGAAAATCCTTTTGGAACTCCCGATCCTACTCAAGAAATCGTTGACACGTTTATTATTTCCCAGAAGTTGGGAGAGAATAAGTTAATGGTGGAGTTTGAGTGTACGGTTCCTTATGACCTTTCTGACTTCTCTATCCCAGCGAGAAGTGTCTCCCCCCGATACTGTCATTGGCAATACAGAGGATGCGGTTGTAATTATTATGGCCCACCAGTAGAAAAAGACGACGGTTCTCATTTTCCAGCCGCACCAACGGGTTCATTCTCCTATCAAAACCTTGAATTAGAGTGGCAGTATGGTAAAACTTACTACTCTGGTAATGTGGCTTTCACGCCAACAACCAAAGACCCGTTCAGAACTTATTTTGTCGCGAATTTAGACCACGTTTCCAATGAAATAAACCAACCATCAATTAACTCGCTCGTTTGGAGTAAGGATGGATGCGCAAAAACAATTACCGCTTGCGGAAAGCATTTCGTTTCCACAGGAATTTCTTACGTTGACGGCTCGACTATTCCTAATCCTTTGTCTTACGGTCTTGAATCGTATGACACATCTATGAACTTCGGAGGATTCCCAGCAACAGATAAATATGAACGCGGCACTCAGAGATAACCTAAAAACTTGCCTTGAATTTTTTCGGGCCGAATCTTGTTCTTGTTCCAATAGGGAAATCGTAGGATTTCTGGGGTTAAAGGATGGTAAACCTGTAGCTAAGATTGTAAAAAACAGAGCGCCCGATCCTCAGAATTATTTTGCCGTCGATCCGTTGGAGATGCTGGAATTTCAAACGGCGAATGAATTTTTGGCGATTTTTCATTCTCATATTTATGGGGACAGTCAGTTTTCGGATTGGGATACCAAGACTTCGGACAATTGCCTAATTCCGTTCGTAGTTTACTCGTTGTCAGAAAATAAGTTCAATATATATTGTCCAGAAAATTCTATAGCGGCGAAAGAAAATATTGCCGTGTTGGAGGGAATCGTCAATGACTAATGTGTATATCCACGGGGCTCTTGGTAGAGAGTTTGGCCGCAAATTTAAATTCAGCTTGGCGCGAGCAAAAGATGTGTTTTTAGCACTAGGGGCGAACAAGAAAAATTTTAAGTCGCGGCTAATAGAGCTAGGTAAGAGCGGCGCTCATTATTCTGTCGTTATAGACGGGAAAATGGCAACTTCTGATTTTCTTCTTAATTCCAACGCTTGTCCGAAAGAGATTCATCTATTACCATTAATTTGTGGAAGTGCTGGAGTGGTGACAGCGATTGGAGTTCTCGCCTATGCCGTTGCTTTAACCGCTGAATTGAGTCCTTTTTGGGTTGGCGTTCTTACCGCTGTCGGTTCTGCTGCTATTTCTTTTGGTATTTCTAATCTTTTACAGAAGGATCAAAAAATTGACGTTGGTTCTGCTTCGTCAACATCAACAGCCTTGAATAAATCGTTTTTATTCTCCAACGGGGAAAATATCGCAGAACAGGGCAATCCTGTTCCTATTGGCTACGGAAGATTAAGGATTGGTAGCTCTGTTATTCAATCAACAATTAAATCCTTCCCAGCGCGTTTTGACAACAAGGCATCTTTACCAATTTATTCTGAGTTTACTGAACTGGCCACAAAACGAGGATTAGGGCAAATGTCAATCTTTGATTCTCAGCAACCAAATCAAACCAACGCATGAACCACTTTCTAAAGAAAAACTTCTCAACTTTAGTTGGTGCTGGCGGCGGGTCAAAGGGAGACAAGCCTGAACCTCCGACTCTTCTACCTCCTAAACTTGGGGCATTATCGGCCATCAACTCCTACAGCTATTCTGAAAGCGTTGATTTATTAAGCGAAGGACCAATTGAAGGCATTGTCAACCAAAATGGCCAATATCTTGATGGCAATAGAATCTTTGAAGGTATCTACATTGACGACACGCCAATCAAAAAAACAACCGACGCATATAATTTTCTTTCGCGGCAAGATGTTTCTCTGTCCTCTTTGATGGAACAGATAACAAATACTTGGGTTGTCGATGGAGAATTTGTTGATAAATCTTTCCTCAGTTTAACCAGCGAAAATGTTTCGTATGATCCTCTGAGAAGCGTCAATGACCCATACCAAGCATACAAATTTTCATCTGAGTCTTTATCAGCAGAAATTATTTACGGGCGAAAAAATATTGCAAAGGCTCTTTTTAAAGGGCGTAACTTTTTAAGGGGTCTTGTTGACAATTATAGCGATATTTCTGATTCAGAAAAGAATCTCGCGCAATCAAAACTCCTTAGATACGACGCTTACAAAACTTGGACGGCTTTTGAAACGAGTTTCTTGAAAGATTATCCGTTGTCTATGGATTATCCATTTTTTTGTGTCAAGATTAACCTTGGTAACTTCTTTGATCAAACGAACGAACCTGTTCAAGTTCTTGATGAAGCTACCATTAATAAATACACAAATACCTTACTTGAAAACGACATAAGTAATTTGGTATTCCAAAAACTTGAAGCGAGCGAAATTGGCAAGCGACGGGTTTTAAGAAACCTTTCATGGGTTGATATGACAACTTTGACCGTTGTTAATGGCAACACAAGCTTGTGTGGATACGCTTATATCTTTGGCGTGCAGGAAAATGGGTTTCCAACTCAAGAAAGCATTTTGTCTCTCAGGAATAAGGTGCGAAATATTTTTGTGGTTGACTTTTCCGAAGAAAAATATAACTACACAAACGTCCTAGCCGAAATTAGAAATGGCGAAGAGCTTCAACAGCCGCTTGGATTTTTTGACAGAACTTATCTTGACAAACAATATGGCATCAAATTACTTGGACCCTTTGCAAATCAAGGCCAAGCCTTAAAATTAACCGACTTCAGAAAAGCATCTACGTCTGGAGTAATTGAAGAACTTACCGAGCAATCTACGGGTGGCGGAGCAAATTTTAGTCAAGATACTATCAATGCTGATGAAAAAGCCCTACTAGAGACGCAATGGAATCTTCAAGGCCGCTTATTGAAAAGTGGCTCTCTTTATAGCGAAACACTGAAAGATTCTAAAAAGTTTTTGCGCGGCGCAACTAAAAAGTTTATTCAGGACGATAATGGTTATCGTTGTGTTATAACATACTCTACGGCTGGCGGTTATAACAACTTTGGACCCATCCTTCTCAAAAGTACAGTTACAATCACTAAACAAGGATCAACATTTTCCTACGTTATCACCCCAGCGAAAGGTGGTGGCGCTACAGGAGGTAGCGCTCAAAATATATCAAAAGACCCTCTGAAAACACGATATTTGGCCGTTTCTGTTTTAACAGCAGCAAGAACAGAGGGTTCTCTTGATACCAGATTGGGTAATCTATCTTACTCTGACTGGAGCACAGACAGTATTTCTCAATTTGACGAAGAGCCTAATAGCGTTACTCATGTTGTTAGAAATCCCAACGTGTCAAGTGTTTATGTGACCATGGGAATTAGAGCGCTTACTGACACAGCAGAGACGACTAGAACGCTAGCTGGAACATCTCAATCTGTTGATGCTGGCACAAGAATACCAAGTATTGTCAGATTTAAAATTGAACTCGGCCTTCAAGACTCAAACGGTATTGAACAAGAGCCCCTTAAAACACTTGTCTATCAAGTCATTGGACTGGTCGAATCGCCCGCTTTAATCGACATTGGCCGCGTTGAGAACCTTAATAACGTTCCAACATACGCAAGATTTATTCAAGGCTCTGAAAACGTTGCTTCTGAGCTTACATTGCCAGACTCAACAGATGGGTCGATGAGATATGTTCGTGTTACTAGAACCACTCACGAAACTTATTCTTCTTTAATTCGGCGCGAAATTTCTCTTGAGAAAATCACGGAAATCATCGACAATAAATTCAGCTACCCAAATAGTGCTATTGTTGGAGTTAAGCTTGACTCAAGAACCTTATCTTCTCTTCCTCCTCGCTCTTACGATGCGCGGCTGAAAAGAATTTTGGTGCCAAGTAATTATTATTGTTTGCATCCAGACGGTAAAGACAAAAGGTTTTACGCCACCATTGCAGATTTTAACTCCGCCAGTCAAGAAGACAAGACAATCTATGATGGAAATTGGGACGGAACATTTAAATGGGCGTGGTCGGATAATCCAGCGTGGATTCTTTTTGATCTATTGACCAACACTCGTTATGGAATGGGTAACTATGTTGATGCGGCCAATATCAATATCTGGGAACTTTATAGAATTGGTCGATTCTGTGATGCGGTAGATGATGATGGTTTCTTTGTAGGAACGGCTAGCTCTAAAGGTGGACTGGAACCAAGATATTCTTGCAACATTATTATTGCTGACCGAGTGAATGTTTATGACGCAATCAAAAACCTTGTGGCGACCTTCCGTGGGAATGTATTCTACAATGCGTCAATGATTGACTTCACAGACGACAGAGTTAAACTTCCTGTTGCTATTTTCAACAACCAGAATATCAAGGATGGAGTTTTCAACTACACAAACTCTCGCCGCGACCAGCAGTATAATACAATTGACATAGCATATTTCGACAAAGACGACGGATTCAAGAGTAAAGTTGAATACGTTGAGGATGCTGAAGATATTAAGAAGCGCGGCGTTTTAAGAACGGAAATTGATACCTTTGGCGTCACATCTCGCGCCCAAGCCAATAGAATTGGCAACCATATTATTTACTCTACAATTAATGAAAACCAAGCAGTAAGTTTCGTTGCGGGCCGAGAAATTTTATCCTGCAAACCAGGGGAGCTTATTATCGTGGAAGACGAAATGAAGTCCCTACAAAAAAACATCGGACGCATTCTGGATATTGACAAAGCTAACAAGATTGTAAGGCTGGACGAACAATTTAATTCGGGCGCATTCTTAAATGAGGTTACTCTGTTTATTCCAACGGGTCAGAGAACTTATGATGATTATTATAATTTAGCTGTTTCTCCGTCTAAATTGGCAATGAATCAGTTGTATTCTAACGATGTTCCTAAGATTGCTACGTTTGGGATTACTGGATACGAAAACTTGGATTACGGATGCAATCTGTTCTTAAATAAGACGGGCGAAAACATTTCGCTGATTAATAAGGCGAGAGTCGGTGGTATTTATTCTATCACTTTGTCTGGTTTAAAACAGGAAGTCTATAAGTTGACCACATACAGGGAAAATTCCCCATTGGAATATGAAGTGGCGGCGATTAAATTTGATACTGGAAAATTCGCTCAAATCGAAAGTGGCCAATCATTGGTGGACTTCTACAATAACTACCCAAACGTTCGCCTTCCAACTGAGGGCGATTCTACAATTCAGCAGAGCAACCTTTATCAGTTAAACTATCCTACAATCACTAGCTTAACTACTGGATATTACGACTATCAGGCAGACTCTATTGATGTGGCCGCAAATTGGACAGAAGTGAACGGCGCGACTCATTATGACTATGAGCTTGTAACGCCGAAATTCCGCTCAATTACTGGCAGAACTACTACTAACTCTGTAACTTTTAACGACCAACCTGAAGCGGGCCGATTCACTTTTAGAGTAACAGCAAGAAACGTAAACAGCGACCCAAACCCAATCTCTGCTACATACTCGTCTGGGATTACCGTGCTGAGTTTATCCGCTCCAGTTCGGGCGAACAGTATTTTTGCGGGGGTAATAATTAAACAAAGTTAATGAAAATCTTAATTTGGAATAATGTTCCAGTTCCATATCAAAGCAAGATTGATGTGATGCTTGAACAGGCAAAAACCAATCCAACCCTAACATTCGATCAGTTTCAAGGGGATTCGTTCGGGGATTTCCGCTCTTATGTCTTGAGTAAAGATTTTTCTTATAATGCTGTGATTCATAGAAATGAACATGGAATCCTGCATTCTACTCCAGAATTTGTAAAGTTTGCGAACGAAGCTAGGAAACTTGGGATTCCAGTGTTATCTTTTGACTTTGGGTACTTTGAGCACTATAAAAACTTTATGCTTGATGTTTACTCCGATAACTGCGTAAGTAGTATCTATAAAGAGTGGGGACAAATAAACGAGTCGCTAGATTGGTCTAAAATTCAGCCACAAATCCAAGAATATAGATCGTCCATACTGAAGAAGCGCAATTTCCATAAAAACAATAAACCAATTCACAACCTTGAGAGCGGCCAATACGTTGTGATATGGACTCAGTGGACCACCGACTTAATTAGACATTGCTTTTATGAAGATGGAAAGCCAATAACCATAGATAAATGGACAGATTTGGCCGCGAAAAAAGTTATTGAAGCTGGATTGACGCCCGTAATAAAACTATCCCCTGTAAAAAGTCTCAAACCTTTTAAAGAAATCCAACAAAAATACCTTACATTCTTAGGTAGAGAAGCTCATAAAGAAGACCTTCCTTCTGCCATTTACGAAAAAGAAGTAAATTTGAAATTAATTGCCCACGCACATTCTCATATAATTAACTGTTCTAGTGTTAGTAACGAGCTTGTCTTAACAGAGTCGAAAGTTACAGCCATGGGAAGAAGCTGGTTTGATAATCTGGGAATTTTCTATGAGCCGAAGACATGGGATGAGCTAATGAATTATCGCCAACCAGAACAAAAAAACATCAACAAGTGGATAAACTGGTGGAACGAAAGGCAATTTCCTATGGAAGAAATCTGCAATAAACTTATCCCATTCTATGAAAAATATAAAAATATCTGAAGAATATAAAACTCTTCACGATAAGGGTTTTTTCAAAGGCAAATCAGTTCTCCAACACAAGGGCGAGATTAAAAATCTGATAAACGAAACGCAATCAAAAACTATTCTTGATTTTGGGAGCGGCAAGGGAGAACAATATAAAAAATATCATTTAGATAAAGAATTTGGGGTCAATGTTTCTTGTTACGATCCATATGTGAAAGAATTTTCTGTCCTCCCTAATTGCTTTTTTGACGGGGTTATATGTACGGATGTTTTTGAGCACATCTCTGAGGAAAGCATAAACGAAACCTTTGATTTAATTAAGTCGCGCGCAAAAAAGTTTATATTTCTTGGAATTTGTACTCGCGCGGCAAAAAAGAAATTTTCCAATGGCCAAAACGTTCACCTAACTATTAAACCTTTAGATTGGTGGGTTGATCGTTTATTATGTGATGACGTTAGTCTAGTAATTAAGGAATCAATATGAACACGATAAAAATCTTTATAGCTTCTGAACCTGGGAACGAGAAAGCTGAACAAACCCTTGAATGGAGCATCCGAAATACTACAAGCGGCCCATTTGAAATTACATGGATGACCGACGCTCTTGACAGTTGGAAAGGTTGGAATACTGGCCGAGACAATAGAAATCAAAACTCTGGAAAAGGCTGGAAAACAAACTTCTCCTGTTTTAGATGGGCAATCCCTGAACTTTGTAATTTTTCTGGTCGGGCAATCTACCTTGACGTTGACCAATTAGTTCTCAAGGATATTCGTGAAATGTGGGAACTTGACTTGAGGGGAGCTAACTGCTTAACAATCCGCCCTGAAAGAACTGACGTTATGATCATGGATTGCTCAAAATTCAATCAACCTTGGTGGCCAAAAATAAAAGATATGAAACCGTCTGGGAAATCCCAGCGATATTATAGAATTTTGGTTCAGGAGCATGGACAAATCGGACAACTCCATGGAAAATACAACTGTCTTGATGGGGATGGACTCTCCGAAGAAACAAGGTTGATTCACTACACAAAAATGGACACTCAACCATGGCACCCATTCCCAAACGCTCTTTCTTACAAGGAACACAAAAACAAAGTGGCATCCGATTTATGGCATGAAGCATATTCTTTGTCTCAAAAATGTAAAGAGTTTTGTAAATAATTATGTCATTTTCTCCATCGTCAAGCTCTAGTTCGTCTCTCGATCCGTCAATTTCGTTTGACCCGTCATTTTCTTCGTCGCTTGACCCGTCGTTCAGCTATAGCCCATCTTCTAGCTCGTCCTCCTCTTCGTCTTCTAGTCCGTCTGCGTCTCTTGATCCAAGCTATTCTGCGTCTCCGTCTTATTCGTCTTCTGTTTCTCCATCGGCAAGCTCCTCATCTAGCTCTTCTAGCTCCCTATCCCCATCTTCTTCACCGTCCTCGTCGCCAGAACCAGAGTACGTATATGAACCGCCTCCTTTGGATATTGGAGCGCCGAGTTATTCTTTTTCGCCCTCTGATTTTTCCAATGGAACAAGCGTAGGTTATTCAGTGGCCTTAAAAAAGGATGTGCCGTTTGATTTTCAGTTTCGTGATAAATTTGATAATGTCATATCTAATGATTTTGACCTAATCAATTCGTACACTAATGTCAAAGTTGGATTTGACGTTTATACTACTGGAGACGTTTTAGCTCCAAGTGGAGCGAACTTTAGGACAGGTTTGGTAACGACTAATTATATCTTTACTAGGGACCAAAATAGCGGCGCTTTTGGAGGCGTTCCCCAGAGATATTATAAATTGAAGTTCTCTCTCCAAGAAGAGTCTTTAACCAACTACCTAGACTATACAATCTATCATATGCCCGCAGAAATTACGGGCGCAAGTGTCTCTGGTTATAGCGAAGGTCAAACTGGCGCTGTTACAATTACTGTAAATACCCCTAAAAATGGATCATTCTTTACCGTGAGGCAGTTTGATCTTTATACTGGATCATCTACAGGATTTTCGCCAAATACTGGCAACCTAATGAAGAACTTCCCCATTTTTGGGAACAGAACTTCATATGAACTCAATATCCTAAAGAACGAACAGCCTAAGGGTCAGCCTCTTTATTATAAGATTCTTCCGTATGACGATTTTTCTACGGGGTATTTTTATACTGGGGCAATTTCTGGAACTTTAGATTATCCAATTGAGCCGCGAACATTTTTAGAGGCCGTTCCAGTAAGAGGTTCGTTCCAAGACAGAACTGGAGTCTTCACTGGTTTAGCGAGTCCTACCCTTACAGAGTACGACGGCTTGGCATTCTATCAAACTGGAGTCGGCCAAGACTTTTACATCGTAAAGAGTGGCCAATGGAAGACTGTTCAACTGGCCTGAGTTTCGCCAACAACTTTGCGAATATCCTGCTTAAACTTGAATCGTTGGTCAGCGGTCAACTTGTTATATTCTTTCTTAAACCGACGATATACCTTCTTGGCGATGGTATTTTCTGGCTTGACGAACTTGCGGATTAGTTTGGCGGTAGAGTTGTTCACGAATTATAGTAGCAATCTTTCGTAAAATCAAACGAAAAACTCGCCGCACACAACCTCGCTAGGGCTCGGTGTCTGGGCTCACGTTCTGCCAAAGCCAACGCCAACCAACCCCACATTTTTATTCGCGGCGCTAAAAAATAAAAATTCGGAGAATTTCTAACTAGATATGACAACACAAGAAAAGATAGACCTCCTCAAGATCATCGGTCCTTTTTTGGACGCCGTTGATAATTTATCGGCGCTTTATTTTCACGGGATCAAAGATTCTGCGCCCGAAGAAGATTCTCCTGAGCTTCAAGAACAATATCTGAGTAGGTTGGAGAGCCTGCGAGACTTTTCTCTAAATCAAGCACAGCACAAACAGCGTTTGATAACCTATCTTGGAATCGAGACTTCATAGATTCTCCTTCAACATCTTGTGGCGAATCAGGCAGAACAATTTCGCTGCTGGCAACCGCCAGAAGCGGGTTGTTTGTGTTTTCGGAATTTTGCGCTGGCGGTGCCAGAGCTAGGTCGTTCTGCCTAACCCCACATTTTTATTCGCGGCGCTAAAAAATTAATGACCGAAGGGAAGACTAATTAAATGAGCGACCGATTTTCAGACTGGATAAACGCTTGGAATAACCAAAACAACCTTTTTTGGGGTCGTTTACAGACGGCGGCGTTGATTGTTAGTGGAGCGTTTACAGCCTACTACAATCTGAATGACGAACGAAATAGAATCGCGGTGATGTGGCTGTCTATTACTTTAACCATTCTCTTGTTTGGTATTTTGATAAAAGATATTTGCCACCTCAATAAAATTCAAAGACGCATCGCGTTATTGGAGCCAGATTTCGGCGCTCCGCCCACTACTTTTGTTAGGTTTATTTCGAGCGGGCGATTCTTTGCCTGCCTGATGATGATTGCCCTTATTGTATCACAGGCACTCGTAATCGGAGGTGTCTTTTCCCTGAACCCACCGAATAACCCAGCAAACGTGAATCCCGAGAAACATAGCGAAAAAACACAAAAAGAAAAAGAGGCTCCAACCATTGTTTCCCCAGCCAAGATTCAAGAAGCCGAGACAAATGGAGCCGATAAATAAAATCGTCCAAAGCAAAGCAAGAGATAAATCCAAAGCCCTCTCCTTCAACGTCTTGTGGCGAACAGGCAGAACAACGGCGCTGCTGGCAACCGCCAGAAGCGGGTTGTTTGTGTTTTCGGAATTTTGCGCTGGCGGTGCCAGAGCTAGGTCGTTCGTTTGCGTATTTTCCATGTCTATATTAGTTCTCCAATCCACAATTCTGAGTCTTTTTTCATGCCAATTTTCTCATAAAAGCGGCGAACACTTTTGCTGTTTGGGTAATTCTCAACGGTGCCCATGACAAACCTTCTATAATTTAATTTGCGCGCAAAATTAATTGCCGTGCGAAAAAGTTTTACGCCCATTCTTGGATTCTTGCTAACCCAGAAATATTCTTGCCAGAGTTTTTCTCCCAGTAGAGCATTCTCTATCCCTTGGAACATAATACATGAATCGTAATACTCGTTTTCTATGTTGGCCCAAACATGAAGGTTAAAATTGAGCAGTCGTTGATCTGACCACGCTCTTAAAAATGCGTCAACATTTATTTTTGCCCCAATGTGTCCATATTTGTCATTCTCTTCTCTAAACTTATGCTCAAGGTCGCGCATGAGTTTGGCTAACTTCTTCGGGTCTGTAATTTTCTCAATCAACTGAAAATCTGCGGCGAAGAAATTTTTGGCGCACTTAAATTTGGTTCGACCTTTGGAGGAAAGATTGGCGGCGCATTAGGAATTCCTGGGATGCCAGGGTCAATCAATCTAAATTCCAACAACGGTTTCGGTGGCTCAACTTTCTTCTGGCAACTATCCTCAAAGAAAGGCATATAGGCAATTAGAATAGCGGCAATTGAAGGCCAGAGGGTGAGCTTATGGTTCATGTGTCAAAAGTTCGGGATGCTCAAAAATGTTTCCTACAACTTGATCAAACTTTGTATCTGCAAGGGGCCAGTATGCACTCTCAAATGGATCAAAAAAGTCATACCTAAGATTCTCTTGGTCCCAAATTACTTGATACAGCCCGTGGAATGTTCTACCATCTTCCCACCCTTGATATTCGGACCATGAGACAATATCGCCTTCATAGACGCGAACTCCATTTTTGTCAATTAAACCTGTAAATTGCTGGGCAATGTAAAACTCGCCATTATCTCCAGCTATATTATGAAAGCATTCAGAGAAATCTCCAATGATACCATCATCATAAATGCCCATTCCTTCGGTCCATTTTTTATTTTGAATGTCCCAAAATCGAAATTTAATTTCGCGGCTCATAAAATTATGATTCATTCTGGCTAAAGAAAACGAATGTGATTAACAAAGTTACCATCAACTTTAACTCTTTAAAGTCAATTCCGCTTGTAAGCATATCTTTAATAAGGAAAAAACATATGCCTAACGCAGAAACTCCGCGAACTATTTTAGAAAAGTTACTCATTTTCTTTACCCTCCTTGTCAAGTAACCCAAGAATAATACGGCATTCCTTGATTGGAATATCGGCACACCGTTCCCAATCCTTGTATTCAAACTTTCCAGTCTTTTCAGCCAAGTCCTTCAACTTTATCTGAAACGAAGCTTTGTCTTCGCAACCACTGGATACAATCTTTTCGCGCAATTTGTTCTGGAGATTAGGGATTGGATTAGCTTTCACGGGTTCTGGGTCGCTCTTTTTGTCACTTGATTTATCAATTTCGTCTCCGCCGACGATGTGAATGTTCAGGAAATTTCTGACAGCGCGAACAAAAGCTCGGTTTTCGGCAATAGTTTCTGGGAATTTGACGCCAAAACCACTAAGATTTGCGGGACTTGCGTTTGCGGTAGAGGCAAACTTTACAGGTTCGTTGTCTGTTTCGTAGTTACCAATCCACTCGATTGTGCAAATTGCAGAAACATGTTCATTAGTGATGTGAGTAAGGTCATAGGACACGCTTTTGAAACCCCTAAGCCTCGCCAATTCTTTGTAACCGCCAAGTTTACAGAGCAACTGGTGATCTTCTAGCCCTTCAATAGATTCTGGGACAGGCTCATTCTTAAATGCGTCCTTGTTTGGGTAGAGAAATTCGGGGTTAATCATGTCGCGCCATGAAATAAATCCGCCAGAAAATTTATAATCAACGCCTTCAATTAGGCCGAAACTATTGCGAGTCAGCGGGGCTTTTTCGATGGGAGGGAGGATGTTGGTGTCTTCGGTCATGTGTTTTTGAAAAGAGGGTTGTATCCGTTCATCAGCCTAGAGGAAAAAATAGCCCAATAAGAGGCTAAACCTGAATCTAGGGTTTTTCATGATCTTTGATTTTTGAAAACTAACCTTTGAGAATCTGAACTTTTACTTTTGAACTTTAAACTTTTACTTGATGTATAGTTTGCTTAAAAGGCAAGTCCTAAAACTGATAGGGCAGCTTATCGTATTTTCTTAATTCAATGAGGAATACAAATTGGCGAAGATTAATACTCGATGAGAGTCGTAGCGTTAATCATAGAAAGTTTGCCATCAAGGGTCGTTTCAATCTCGTTGAGAGATTCGATGGCGGAATTTACCTTTGACTCAGAAATAAAACAGGAGACTTCGTTCGTTTTGGACGGCTGTTCTCCATCTTTAAGGGTCAAACCTTTTTGTTGACACTGTTGGCGAATGTTCAAAATTGATTTTTGAAGCTCCTGAAAAACTTTCAACTCTTGTGGTTTGGCCTCTCTGCGCCAAATAATCCACTCGGCCACTGATTTAATCTTATCTCCTACATTGACTTGAGTTTCAAGGTTTTTCTTGTTGATTGCTGTGCGGATAGCGACCTTTCGAACAAGCAGGTCGGTGAGAGACTGGATTTTTTGAGGAATGACTTTATCGCTTCCTCCGTCATCTGCCAGCGGGTCAATCGTTGTGCCTTGGCGAATAGCGTATTGAAGAACAAAGTTTTTTGTTGTTTCGATCTTGCTGTCAATGGTCTTAAGTTCAGCAAGGGCTTCTGTGATGGTGGTGGTTTTAGTCATGTGTTTTATTGATAAATGTAAAAATGCTCTATGTCTTTTGCGAACTCGTCATCTTCAACCACAAAGTTCTCCTTGTCAAATTCTTTTTTCGCGCGCCAATGAGAAATTGATGGATAGGTCTTTGTCTTTGAAAAGATTGTCTTGTTGGTCCAAAATTTGCAACCAGCAAGGCTCTCTACCTGAGAACGATCTGGCGGCGGAAGTCTTTCAACTATGTAATCAAAAAACTTTTCGCGCACATTTGACAGCGTAGCGTCATCAGTTCCCACCATTACAAGATTCGGCACAAGTTTCTTCGCTTCCTTGATATAGTCAAGAGAATAATCATCGACACCCTTAATTAAAAGAGTGAGTTGGGCGATGTTGTTGCGATCCACTCTCAACAGTTCCAAGTCAACGGGCCTATCAGAAATTAATTTTACCCGATAATTTTGCGCCCAAAGATGAGCGCATTGAAGATCAAAATTCAAATCGAGCCGCACGTTCAGTTCTTGATTTTTTAATTCGGAGCTTTCCCCGAAAAAGTCAGGAATGATTTCCACTACTGGAAACTGATAATACTGCCCAACAAATTTAGTCTCGAAATTTACACTGAGCGGCAAATCTAAAAGTTTAAAAATGCTGCGGGCAATGTCTTCAATCTTAATAGTGTTGACGGACTTGGGAAATTCTTGGGGGCCGAAACATGGGTGGTTGGTGCGTTTAGGCTCAAGGTAGATAACGTCATCTGGGTTTGACCAGCAACAGGGACTTTGTTCGTGATAAATATGGCTGTACAGCGCCACAATCTTCTTGCTAAATGCAGAGGCTAGATGAACGCAAAGGCTATCAACCCCCGCGTGTAAAACCGACTGCTTTTGAATGTATGCCGACTGTTGGTAGGTCAACCCTAAATAATTAGCATCGCACTCTTTAATAACGGGGTCTGTAGGTCCGCCGATTTGGTAGATTTTATAACCGAAACTATTTAATGCGGGGCGAATAAATTTTACAAGGTCGCTCCAGTAGTCGTAGAATTTTGATTGTATCTTTCCGTCCGAAACATGTAATGTGATGAACTTTCCTTCGGGCAAAGGAAAATATTGAGTGTTAATGACTGGTGGATCGCTAGGGATCACGCCCATGTAGGAAGAATATGCTGAGATTAGGGACATTATTGGGTAACTGTTTCTTGGGTTACAACACTGTTTAACCATTCGGGCCGTAAATCATTATCTCTCCACTGGTAACACATCGAACGTTGGCTGAGTACATGGGGTAAGAATGCTATGTCAAATGTTCCCCTATGGTCGCCCCTTCCTGTTAACCAGAAAATATCATCCATCGCTGGGAAGTATTCTAACCAATTAACCCCTTCAAGATGCTCTACAAAGTCTTTAAATTGAGGCTTCGTGGCGAAATAAATTGTAAACTCAGGGTATTGCTTTCTGACTTTGGGGACTAACGATGCCACAATTAACACGTCACCCGCTGACTCGGGCATCACAATCAACAATCTTTTGCCGTCGTTCGGATTCAACAACGTCTCAAAATCAACGGGTTTTGCAGCAGCTTGAGCGTTTGTTTGATGCGCTTGACGAACGAAGAAATCATAGACTCCTTGATAGTCTTGGGACTTTGTGAGGTGTTCGGTCCAATGTTTGACTTGACTATGGTTTTTATCGACTCTCTCCAGTAGGACGTTTTTAAATAAATCAAGGACGAAATCTTGGGGTGGGAGATTTGGGGGCGGTTGGTAGGAGGGATTTAATTTAACGTCTTCAGCGTCCCAATTTGGGTCGGGGAGATTGTCAAGAATTTGTTCCCATTTTTTGCCGATAACTTCAATGGAATAATTGTCTAAAACAAACTGCCGTCCTTGTTTACCAATCTTTCGCCGCTCTTCTTCTGGCAGAGACATGAGCCATTCTACCTTTTCGACAATAGAGGATACTTTCGTGCGGCTTTTAATAAAATCTGAGCCAAGCTCTACATCTGGAACCCAATCAAGGGCAAAACCACCACTATTTTCTTTAACCGCGTCGGTGCCGCATGAATAGTTGGTACAAAGGAGCGGCAATTCGCATAGTTTACTTTCGAGTGTGAAAAATTCCAAGCCACCACTTGTCAGGGGTAAACACGCAATATCCATGAGATTATACACCTCATTGAGTTGTTGGTCATCTACAGCATGAACAATATCAACCGTATTAACCGTAGTCTTGGAATTACAGAATTTACAATCTAAGTCATGGCCGCAAAAAGATTTTACCTCATACTGTCTGCAAGAGCGGCAATAATATGTGGTAAGAATATCTGACAAATCAACCTTATTTTCTTCGGCGAATCGTTTTAGATTGAAACCCTCCTTCCATGAAGTGTGTAGTAATAATTTAACCTTTTTGTTTGGATTGCGGGCTTTCAATTCTTTGAGCGCCAAAATTAAATGCGGGAAACCCTTACGCAACTGGTTGCGGCTTATGAGTCCTACAACCACAATATCTTGTGGTATTCCAAATTTATTCCTGAGATTCGTTTTTTCTTCGTCTGCTAGTCTGTAGAATGGGGCAGGATCAATACACCCATGGAGAGTCTTTACGTTAGAATATTCGAGTTCTTTGAATGCCTCTTCTGCAAATGTCGCCCATACAAAATAGTTATCATACTTGCTTGCAGCGTCAATAGCGGATGGAAGCAGGTTAAGCGAATCTAGTGTCGTCCAAAGAATAGGATTGGTCTTATCAAACCATTTCTTCTTGTCATAGCCATCAAAGGCCCAAACGTCCTCTGCCAGTAGAACTGCGTGCGGGCGATGTTTTTCTACAATCTTATCAACACCATAATATCCATAACTCGCAGCCCTAAGTTTGGCGTCTCGTTCTCCGTGGTTCTGAATCGACTGAAGTTGCCCATGAATTTCTGGCGGCGCGGCAGTTCCGTAACAAAGCCAAGGTTGCTTCTGACACTCTGGAGCATCAAAAGCAAGGCCGTTTGCCGCCTCTACAACTGTATATTTGCCAGTCTTATGAAGATAACGGAGGAGTGTTCTGGTTACGCGACCAAATCCAGAAAACAAGCGGCTGAAGTTACTCTGATAGACGATTGTTTTTTTCAACATTAGCTTCCAAAGAAATACCTCACCTTCCCATCTTCCACATAAATACTCTCCAGAAACACATGATCACACGGCTGTCGAAGCAACACGTCTTTCCCAGCGTCCCAAATAAAATGCTTAAACGTGGGATTTTCGACCTTCCCAATATGCTTAAACTCAAAAATTCCCTCGATTATCTGCTCAAAGTCTGGATACTTTACCGTCCAATCGTTAAGGTCGTAGTCATCATCCTCATCTACCGTGTCAAAATCGCTATAGTTTAAGTGACTTTTGCCGAGCCTTTTAGATTTTAGAGTTGCGGCGACTAAATTTTGTAGGTCGTCGTAGGAAGATGTGACTGTTTTGGGGATTTGTAATTCCATAATTATTCCTCCTGTTTTGCGTTCTTATTCCACATAATCTCTTTGATCGCCTCAGTCAGGAAAATCTTCAAACATTCAATTTCCCCTGGCTCATAAAAGGTAGAAAACTTTGCCGCGCCATTTCTAACTACAGAAAAACCCATAGCATTAGGTTTATTCATGCTTGACCTATCCCAAACGGCTAACTTGAACTTCGTCTTGTTATCGTTAAAATCGTGAAACTGTTCCCATGTGGAATATGTCTTTAGGGCATTTAGCATTCCGCCAAGTTCATCCATGTTAAATTTACATGAGAGATTCTTGTCTTTGTCCTCTTTGTTTCCAAGGAATGAACCCTTTTTTTTTTTTTTTTTCCATCCCGACTGAAGAATAGAATTTAGGAAAACACAATCTCGCTGTTGAGAAAGCGACCAGCCAAATGCCGCTCCAGTGACTTTTTGATTGGGTTTGTAGGTGGTGTATTGAAGACTCATAGTATATTAGTTGCTAATTTGCCACTATAATAGCCAAAACCAGCTAATATCCCATGTGAAATCTCTAAAATCTCTCTTTTTTGCGGCGCTTCTTTTTCTTACGCCCCCAAAGTGTAAATCTACACCCATTATTGACAAAAATTTATTTTCATATATGAAGGTAAATTCGTAAAAAAAATCCATGAAATTACGTGTAATATGATAGGTAATGCATAAAGCATACAAATTTCGACTATCTATTGGACCAGAGCAAGAAACTGTTCTTCGTAAAGTCATGGGGTCATGTAGATTTGTATATAATTGGGCCTTAGCCCAAAGACGCCAAGCGTGGTTTGAGCAAAAAAAGAATATTTCGTATAACGAAGCGTCAAAACGCCTAACAAGATTAAAAAAAACAATCTGACAATGAATGGCTTAATGATGTACCTAGCGTTTGTTTGCAACAATCATTAAGAAATCTCGATTCTTCTTTCAAAAGTTTTTTCTCAAAGAAAAGCAACTATCCTTCTTTCAAATCTCTTAAAAACAAAAGTTCTGCTAAATTTGCAGACGGTTCCTTTAAAATTAAAGATAATTTTTTATTTTTACCAAAAATTAAAACGCCAATTAAGGTTATTTGGTCGCGAAAACTTTCTGGAGAACCGAGTCAATGCACTGTTTCGCAAAACGCTAGTGGTCAATGGTTTGCATCTTTTCTTTGTGAGGAAGAAATTGAGAAGCTTCCTCCCTCTAGCTCTAAGATTGGCATTGATATTGGTATTGAAAATTTTGCTACCCTATCGGATGAACGCAAATTTCAGTCTCCTAAATCCATCCGCAAACTGCGAAAGAAGATGGCTCGCTTGCAGCGCCTTCACTCTCGCAAAAAGAAAGGCTCCAAGAACCGCGAGAAAGCTCGCATTAGAGCCGCTCGTCTGAGCCAGCACATTGTAAATGTGCGAAAAGATTTCCTCCACAAACTAAGTACTCAACTCGTTCGCGAAAACCAAGCGATTGCGATTGAAGACTTGGCGGTTTCAAACATGGTTAAGAACCGCAAACTTTCTCGCGTAATTAGCGAGCAGGGTTGGCGGGACTTTAGACGTATGCTCGAATACAAGTGCGAATGGTATGGACGCGAACTACTCGTTGTAGATCGCTTCTTCCCTAGTAGCAAAACGTGTTCGTGCTGTGGAGCGAAAGCAGAGTTAACGTTAAAAGATCGTGTTTGGAGTTGTGCCTGTGGTGCAACGCATGATCGTGACGTTAACGCTGCGAAAAACATTCTGGCCGCTGGACAAGTGGTGTCAGCCTGTGGAGTCGATGGAAGACCAACGAAGAATTACGTTCTTCGGGGCAATCGACAGAGAAACAGGAAATCCAAGGTGAAAATCTTAATTCTTCGTTCGTTGGCGCGAGGGAAATGTCAAATGTCGGCTATTGAATAGTAGGTAGAAAAAAACGTTCAAATATATTTAAAACATGTCTTACTCACTTTTATCATCCTTAGAAACATCTCTAGGTTCTTTTGGCGGAATTTTCGCAACAGGCGGGACCATCTACACGGGAAAGTTTGCTGGAATCCAAAGTGTAGGCGTTACATTCGGCATTACTGGAATCACCTCTTCGGCAACAAGTAATTCAGCCTATCTCACAGGCAAGAGTTTCACTCATCCGTTCACTCTGAACGTGCCATTTGAGGTTATTCAGTTGACAAGCGGCGCGGCTTATCTCAATAAGAGGATTAATTAGTCCTTCTCTAGGACAACCTTAAAGCCGTTCTTTTCTACGACTGATTTTTTGTCGTTGAAGTGTTTTTTGCCCGTGTCTTTTTTATACGCGGCGAAGAAATTTTCTTTAACTGTGTCGCGGCCTTCTTTATCTATCCTTTGCTGACTAGCCTCACTGGCGGCGCTAATCAAATCTCCGTACGTTCCTCTCTTCTTTCCCGTCTTTTCTACAAAATCTTTTTGAGAGAACGGGTTGATTTTAGTGGAACTATCTATTGAGGCATTAGGGACAGTAAATACTCTCTTCCATTGACCAACTTCAGTTCCACCTTCTCCATTATAAACCTTGTCGTCGTTCATTTTAAAGAACACATCGCGGGTTTCGTTGGTTTTTTCGTTAAAAAAGGTATAGAGGGGCACCTTTATAATAAGCGACAACCTAATCAACCGACAAATTTTCTTCAGCCAACCAAGAAAAAATACACGCCCTCATTTGCTCCCATTTCTTGCCTGTCTCTTCAGATGGGTTGTTGTATTTTAATTCGTTGCGAATTTCTTCGAGGGTTCTATTGACTACGGATTTCCACTTCCATCCGTCAATTGCGTCTTGGTGTTCGACAGATTCTTCTGGGAGATTAAATATGAGGGTGGCGGTCATTTAAATATGCGATAAAATTTGATCTACCGTCCTACCATAAGTGAACTGTTTGCCCAAGTCAAGACCTTTTTGGTTTTTTGTGCCGATTTTCTTTTCGGCGCGTTCAAAAGCGTCGATAATGGATTCGTCAGACACATCCAAGAAGTTACCCTGATTAAATTCGCCGCCCTTCTTGAAGAATGCATCATCATAACATTCTCTCCATCCAGAGGGCTCCACAAGAATAGAATTTTCTTCTGTGGCCCAAGCTTTTTGCCCCATTCCATTGAACACGATAGACCACTTTCCAAGGCAGGTAGCGTTAAAGCTGGGCAATCCCCAGGATTCACTCCCCAAACCCGAAATATCCACGTCTAAGCTGTTCATTAGATCGTTGACTTCCTCATTGGTTTTGAGGCGTGGCAACGGGTTAATGTTCCAAAATTTCTTGCCGCCCAAAGCATTATTAATAAACGATGCGTTGATATTGGCCGTCTCTTGGGGATTACTCCCATAGAAAGGATTGCCAACCAGAAGACTCAGCGCGTAATTCTTATTGTTTCCATACTTTGCGGCCCACAATTTGATTAGCCGCTCTGTATTTTTTCTTACCTCATATTTGCCAATCAGCCCCATGTGAACTCTGCCTTCGAGGTATTTTCGATCTGTAACGTGGAAATCTTCATCAAATCCCAAGTCAAAACTCCCAACATTATTTAATCCTGCCGCGCGAAAAACTTTTTCAGAAAATCCGCCGCAAAATAATGTTTTGTGTTGGTTGGAGACAATAGCTTTTTCAACGTTTGTGCAATTATCGACTTCATGGTAGGTCAACAACAGGTTTTTTTTAGAGAAAGTCCTTTCGGAATTTGCGATATGCCAATTCGACACTGCTGGCAACCCCTTCCCTAAAAACTCATACCTTTGATTCGCGCTCTTCTGTAGCCACGCAACAAATTTTTCGTCAACTTTATAGGCCGAAAGATCAGTCTGTCCCTCGGGGAACCAGCCGATGTTATAGCCGCGCTTATAAAATTCACGGAGGAGATTGAATCCTACGTTTCCTAGACTTAACGAATTTAAGGGCGAATGAAAAATTAACTGCATATATTTTAAGCGTCAATCAATTCAGCCTGTTCTCCAATCCCATATCGGAACGAGCGAACGAAATCTGTCATTTTATTAATCTCAATATGAATAGCAGAGCGCGTTTCCACTTTCTCTACTGCATTCTTGAGGCAAGCAGAATCCAAAATATTATTTGGGCGCTTAAATTTTTCAAGCCGAGAGCGTAAAATTGCGAATGTTTCCTCAAGGATTTTAGTTTCCTCCCAGAAATGTCCAACAGACTGTTCTAGCGTGGGTTGTTTTACTTCGTTTGGGCCGATTGATGATTTGACTTGTTCGTACATATCTTTGTGTGTTTTGAAAAGGGGTTGGCGTGTTAACTCGCTATTATTGTAAACTTCATCCGCCCCTAGTATTTCAAGGAGAAACTCGGCATTATATCAACTCAAGCGCCGCCCATTTGTTTTGAAATTTGTCTCCCCCGTCTGGACTCGAACCAGAATGCCGATCAAGCGTTTTACCAATGCCTTGCGAAGGTCCAAACCAAAGGGGATATTAAATGCTCCGATATGTGTCCTACGGAGCGGGTTGCCTCATTCTGAAATAGCTTGACACCCATCAAACCATTGACACAAACCCAATCTTTTACTTACAACTTGGGAGTTGCGAAAGTTTCACATTTGCGAGGAAAACCATAGATTCGGAATTTTCTTTCGGACTTTCTGTTCGGACAAGAACTCCAGCGTCCTTAATCTCCATAACGTAAGTTCCAATTGAACCATCCGAGTGTAACTGCTTCCATGGGGAATTCGGCGCGAGAACCTTAACGTGGGGTTCTACTGATTCGGATTTCTTGGCGGGTTTTGTTTCTGTGGTAGTTTTTTCTTCGGGCATAGATTTGTTGGTTGAATTGTGGATACAGAACTTGGAGTCAAACCAAGATTGTGACCTTATGAGGATCACCAGACCATCGGGCCTAGCCTTCTGTAATTAATTTATGAATCAAAATGGAGGTCCATCACCTTCTTCAACTGGAGCCTCTACCTTCTTGCCAGAATCGCCGCTCTTTGGTTTATCTTCACTCTTGCCAGACCCAGAGAATCGGAAGCCATCAGCCTCGATTACAAGTTTACTCTTCTTGTCCTTGCCTTCGCCGCCCCAAGTCTCTTCGTCAACCTGACCCCAGACTGAGACGCTGGAACCTTTCTTTGCGTGCTGCAAGAAAATATCGCCCGCCTTGTTGTTTTTGAACTTCACATCAATAAAGATGGTTTTGTCCTTGGTTTTTGTGATCGCAATTCTCGTTTCTACGATCTTGAAGTCTTTGAGGTTGACGAGTTTTGGCTCCGTAACCAAATTCCCAACTGCTTGAATAGTTAACATATTATTTATCTTTTGTGTTTTGTTGTTTTTGTTTTCTTTCGGCCCATCTCTGCAAAAGCAGAGCTTTGGTTTCTGGAGAGTTTAGCTTATCTTTTATTTTTTGTCTAGTAGATTCTGAATTTATCTTCGTTTGTCCGTTTTCTTTTTCTCTTTTAAAACGGATTGCCTGAGATTCCCTTTGTTTTTTCTTTGTTTCTTCGGAGGTTACTCTTTTGGGCCTAGTTTTTAATTTTGAAACAACCTCTGGTGATTTCATTATCTGAGAGTGTCTTTCTTTTTGCTCTTGTGTCCATTTTTTGCCTATTCTTTTTTCTTTGGCTGGCGAAGATTCTTTCTGTTTATTAAAGAATTTTTTTAAACCAATTGAAACTTTCTTATTGTGCTCTTCTGAGTTTTTTCTACCTTTCTTTGTCTCTGAAATTTTGCGTTTTGTCTCCTCCTTCATTGGCCCCCTAGAGAGCAGGGCTAGCGTTATTTTTTCTCGATGTTCAACAGAAAGGGTTCTTCCCAAACAATATTTATTTCCCCTGCTAAATAAGCCTATTTTCCTTTTTGCTTCGTCCGAATGTCTGCGCCCTTTTGTGCTGCCTGCGATAAGACAGATATTGTACATTTTTTCTAAAGAGCAATTATCTATAAACATTTGTTCATTGCTGATCAAATCCTCTTCTGAGCAAAGAAGAATAACATCAAAGGAAAAATTCTCTTCTCCGTGTTTTTTCCATGAATTTTGAAGTTTTTTGTTCGCATGTCTTCCAGCCTTTAATTCTTTCAGATGGTCTTTGAGTCTTTTTTCAAGATTTTCAGAGCTACCAATATAGACTTTATTAGTTTTGAGATTTTTTATTTGATATATTCCGCAGTTCATACGGAATATTTACACACAAATTACTTTGTTTTCTGCATCTTGCGTGATTAGTATCTTTTAACATATTTTTTTTGGGGGATTAGTTAAAAGCGTCGATTCGTTCGCCAAGGACGACAGAATATTCGCCCATTAGAAATTTCTGGCGCATAAGGCGTTCCTGCTCTTCTCCATCAAGAGAAAGATAAAGGGGATTGCGACAAACAAAATCTTCCAACTTGGAAAGCTTGTCGTCTAGTTCTGTTTTTTCGTCAACTACTCGTTGCTGGTGGGGTTTCATAATAAGTCTTTCTTTGCTTTCTTCACGAATCTCTGATACGCCAAGTTAGCTTCGCGGGGAGTAATGTCAAGGGTTTTTGCAATCTTTTCCCAAGTCATCACTTTCCTTCCGTCATTGAAACGCAGTTGCACAACGTTTCTTGCAACTGGGTCGCTAAAATCTTCGGCGTATTGGAAAATTGTTTCAATGCGGGATTTGTCAACTTCTTGAACGTATTCTGGTTCTGGGAGAGTGTTTCGGTATGTCTCGTATTCGACAGTATCTTTTTCGGGGCCGCGAGATTTTAAAGACATGCATTTCCACTTGATGGTTTGACCAAGGTAGGTTGAAAACTTCATGCCTTTGTTTGGGTCGTATTTCATCACGGCATCATACAAAAAGAACTCTTTTTCCTCGCGAAAATCTTCTTTCTGACGATGAAAGGAATCAGGGAGAGACTCGTCTAACACCTTAAGATAGACACCAGAATGACAGGCCGACAACTTACTGAACGCTTCGGAATCGCCTGTTTGTTTTACTTGGTTGATAAGGTATAGGTCGTCCACTAGAGAGGGTATTTAGCGCGAAGCTCGTCTAGTTGATTACCAAAAATCTCATAGAACCATCGCTCCCCTATAATAGCAAGATTATCCAAATTATCGTGAAAATCTTCCCAAGATAAACAAAAATCTGCTAAATTTCTGAGCGGCGCATCATTTTCTTCTTCGTCTTTGCCAGCAGGTGGAAATTCGGTGCCGTCGTCTTTTATGCGGGCCAAATAAATTACTTTGCCCCCTTGATTTTGAATCCATGGAATTTCATTAGCCGCGAAACGAGCGTCACTTATGCAAGCAACGTGTGGTTTTTCCTCTTTTTTTATTTGCGCAGCTACTTTTTTAATCCAATGGTCGGGGTCTTTGATTCTCCAAAAGCCAGAGCCGTACGAAATTAGCGTTGGGCGGACCAATTCTTTTTCTACTGGGTCTTCTGTGAAGGCGGAGAGTCCTGCGTTCAATAGAAACAACGG